TAGAGCTTTAGCAACTTTTAACGATGCTTCTATCCAATATCCTTTTTTACTTAATATTTTCACTAATTTGTCTAATAAATATCGTATAGCCATAATATTACCATTATGCCCTATTCCTGATATTTTTATACCATATCGTCTATGACCAAAAACAACAGCATCGGCATCAGGTCTATCATCTACATCTATAGCTTCCCAATAATCATAACCAGAACCTAACACATCATTAGAACTTTTTACACCAACATGTGGTGCATTTAAAGATTTTTTATACGCAAAATCAACCAAGTTGAATATATTTTGCCTGATACCATCATCATCTACTATTTTAGATTTTATATTTGGTCGTTCTAAATCGTGCCATTTCTTTTTATGTTTAACAACATCATAAAAATCTTCAAGTATTACACTGTAATCATCTAATAAACTAAAACTTTTCATACTATTATTTATAAAAATAAAACGGAAAGCGTTAAAGTATCGAACTTCTTAACCATTTAATTGCTGTATGCTTTCCTTCCATAGTTTATATAGTTGTGGAGGTGACGGGAATTGAACCCGTGTCCAAATATGCGTTATATGTAAACTCTACACTCATATCTCATTTCCTTTACAGCCCAAGTTTGTTAAACGAGCAAATTTCCTCAGACGTCATGTTTTAAAAGTTCGCTAAATATTAAACATGAAAATTTAGTTAGCTATCTTCCTCTTACGGCAATCTTTTACATAGCGGGAAGCGAATACTATTATAAAGATTGAGCCACCTTTTAGGCAGCCATTTGATAAGAATAATTTGCATTTATCTTATGTGAGGGTTATATTAACGAAGCTACCCTCAAGCTTCGAAGTGATTTATCATACTTCGTTCAAATCTGTCGAATCCTGAACACCCCCAATTTTTAATTAGGATTAATTTCTATTTCAAAGAACATTAGCTAAGTTTCATTCATAAGAAGAGGAGTTACTTAGCCTTAGTACGAGTGAGGGGATTCGAACCCCCGCTTCCCAGAATGAAAATCTGATGAGTTTGACCACTACTCTACACCCGCGATATAACATTAACAATATAAGCATTTTACATCATAATGTCAAGCTCTTTTTTAATATATTTTTTATTAGTATATTTAAACCCGCAATTATCACACAACTTTTTTCTTTTTCTATCACCATTTGTTGTAAATTCTACACCGCATTGTTTACAATTATTTATATGTGTGACGATAAGTTTTTGTCTAATTTTTTCTTTTGTTTCTTCTAAACATTTTCTCGGATGTAAAATTCTTTCTTTTTTAATTGATTCACATAATTTTTTCTTTATTTCTTTAGCTTTTTCTTCACCAAACACTTCTTCGTATGTTTTACCTTTTAACCCATTAAGAACTTTAGTATTAATAGGTCTTATACACTTTTTAGAACAAAAAACTCTTTCGGTTTTTCTTTTTTTATCTACACTAAATTTTACACCACAAGTTAAACAAACATATTCGTATTTAGGTTTATAATCATCATACAATTCAGCAAGTCTTTTATAATCATAATTATCTTTAACCCATTTAAACATATCCTTTAAATCTACTTTAAAAAGAATTTTATAATCATATCCTTCTCTCAACACTGCTTTTTTCTTTTGTTCTATTATATGTTTGGTTTTTTCGGTAACATAACCTTTTATTTCTATAACGGTATCATCATCTATAAAATCAGGAAAATATTTTCTATTATCTTTACCGTATAATATATAACCATCAAACCTATTAGCTGTTAAATCGTGGTCTAATCTATATATTATCCAAACCAATTCATATGTAGAACCACAATAAACCCCATTATAATATCCTGATTTACTTCTACCGCTTCCTTCTCTATAACCACCTGAATTTTTATTACAACATTTTTTAGAACAATATACAGATTCTTTAGATGGTATTCTTTTAAATTCTTTCCCACAAATAGGGCAGTGTTTGATTATTCGTTCTACTGATTGTTTTCCTATTCGGAGAATTACGTTTATGTTATTGGCTTTCTTAACCTTTTCGGAATTCTTAGCAGATATACTTTTTTTTAGTTTATCTTCGTCTGTCCAAGTTCTACTATTAGCACATTTTCTCGAACAAAACTTTCCTGAACCAAAAGAACCATCATTTTCTATACCACATTTTTTACACTTCATTTTCAATCCTTAAATAGTTTATATACTTATTTATAAAATTGAACCATTAGGTTACTTAATGATTTAAAGTTTCTTAAAAATAATATATATTAACGAACAAAAATAACCAAGATGTGTTGTATATCTTGGTTATTTCATGTGTACTCCCACGGAGGCTCGAACTCCGATTATGCGGATGAAAACCGCATTTACTAACCAGTTATAAGATGGGAGCATAAAGTCGGGATACTATATAACACGGAATTGAACCGTTTAGTCTTTTTTTAAGAAAGATTGCTAACCAATAGCACTTGTTTTGTTTGCTGTAAGTATCCCTTATATTCATTCTATTTCAATTAACTATAACAATATAAGACTTTATTTGTATAATGTCAAGTATTATTTTAATTATTAGCGGAGATAGTGGGAATCGAACCCACTTAATTTTTAATTGCTGTTTTTATTCTTGTCAGAATAAAGTACTTCCATCAGTACCCTTTATCCCCGATTTGTTGGTAGGGTGGGACATGCACCCACGAATCCCGAAGGCGGCGGTTTTACAGACCGATTGCTTTGACTACTTGCATACCTACCAATTATAATTATAATTCTATTTCAATTTGAGGAAGAAGAGGGGGTCGAACCCTCAACTCGCTTTCACGAGTGACTCCTTAGCAGGGAGTGTGATACACCTATTTCCGTTCTTCCTTTATTACAGCCCCAAATAAAAAAAAGCCCTGAAATGTTCAGAGCTTTAATAAATTTTTGGTATAAAATAAATAGACAAAACTCTTACATTGTGTTCTCCGCTTCACTATAATATGTTTTACTATTTTTCATCATATACCTTTATTTATAATTGTTTTTGTTTAAGTTGTTTTCTTTTCTTTAATTATTTTCTTTTTCTTGTTTCTATCTACAACTTTTTCTTCTGATTCGTTTAGTATTCTACCTTTAGTTGGTTCACCAACTACTTCTTTTAGAATATTAGGTTTTTTAGTTTTCTTCATTTTTAATCCTTGTTATTAGTTCTTAGTTGCGGGAAAGGGATTCGAACCCCTGAAATGCGTAGCTTATGAGGCTACCGACTTAACCAACTGGTCTACCCCGCAATATATTCTTATTTATAAAAATTATCAGGCATGTAAAAGTGGGGATAATCGCTTACCCCATCTCCACCAACCAATTTTTAACGAAATTGGCAAAACGGGTCTCACAAACCTTTCGGTCAGTAATCACCACCTACTAGTGTAGGAACCCAGGGTTTTCACCCTTTTTTTATATTAACTTTTAATATTAGTTCAGACTGCAATTATTATTATTATTTTATTATTTTATTTATCTAATTAAATATAATGTGTTTGCTGTGTGCAGTCTTTTATAACTTAACGGAAAACAATATTAACTATTTTTGCTTTGTAGGCAAGAGTTTTTGTTTGCTGTGTGTTTTCCTTATAAAAGGAGGTTATAAGGTATTATAATAATGCCTATTTGTGATGTTGGCAGGATTCGAACCTGCATCTCTCGGATGAAAACCGTAGGGTCCTCGGGTGTTAGCCCTTCCATTAGACGACAACACCAAATAGTTACGGGATACTTTTTTCTTTTTGTCTGTTAGAAAAGGTATTGCTGTGTGTATCCCTTAAAGGAGGCATTATTATACTTTCTTTTATCTGATAATTTTTCTATTTCAACGAACTGAATACAATCTAACCAATTTTTAAACCAAAGTCAAGTCTTTTTTTAACTTTTTTTCACATTAGCCTTAAAAAACTTGAACATTACATCTTTTTTCATGTTATTAAACAAGAATTTTGTAGATGTTTCTATTGGCATTTCCAAACTAAAAGTAAAAATTGGTATATCATTATCATTCTTTACTCTAAGATTTTTTATATTTACATTAATATAAGTAGCGTCTGGTGCTTCCGATGCTAATTGTGTTTCATCATCCATTCCAAACAAGTCAACACCCATACCATACACACTCATGTCGCCAAAATCAACCATTTTAAAAGGCATTGGTTGTATATTTAATATAGTAGCACCAACACTTGTGTCAAATTCTGTAATAGAATCGTAGTCTATTGCTGATGTTTCCAATTTAAATTTACAAACCGCCCTAACTTCTTTAGTTCCTTCTTCATTCTTTACATTCTTTGTTCCTGCTGATACTGCTGTTATTACAGCATCGAACGTGTCATTAAACATTTTTTTCTCCTGTTTCTTTTTTTAAGTAGTATATCTCTATTTCATAATCATATAACCAATTAGTTATGAAATCTCCATTTAAAAGGTATCTAACATTATATTGAAGAATACCGTCAGTATTCATCAACACTGCTACAATTTTTCCTGTTATATCTAAACCATTAATAATACAATTTTCATAAACATCACCAAAAGTATCCAAAAAACCTTGTTCATAACTTTTACCATCGTAACCCATTTTTTCGCCACGTTTTACTATAAAACTTTTCTTCATATCACCACCTTTAATTTTATTCTCCTTTATATTGCCATAAGTATGCGTTACACCTACAATGTATTGCACCTATTGTCATTCCTGTATCATGATTATGATGTAAATGTATTGGAGTATCGAAAAAATGCAATGGAAACAAACGTCTGTTTATATAAGCTTCCTCAATTTCTTCTGTAGGGGCATCATCTAAATTATTACCACAAAACCAACATTTACCGTTTTGGTTTTCTACATATTGTTCTCTTACTCTTTTTCTTATAGTCCAATGAGTATCATCATAATTTATTGGTAATTTCATAACATTTTCCATTTTAATATTCTAATATATCCCAGTGTATAATATCACCGATTTCATTATCTTCATCTATATTTTTTATTATCTTAAGAGTTTTCAAATCAACAACATCGTTATTGTTCATCGCCATAACTCTTTTTGTTTCTTGTCCATCTTGGTGTAAGTCAAACACCATACCTTGTTCCATATTAACCCCACACTTCATAAGCAGCAAATTCATCATCAAAGGTATATTCTCGCACATATTCATCATCCACTTCTTGTTTGACTACATCTGTGGTAATTCCCCTATCTTTATAATAACGTTCTAATGCTTCATCTCTATCAACGTTCAAATAGCAGGTTTTATCACCCGTTCTACCAATAACTACCATTTTATTCATTATTTACCCCTATTGTTTATTTTAGACCAATTCATTTTATAAAAACATTTTTCTTTTTTGGTACAAATACATATATCTTTTAAATGTTCACATTTTAAAATTGGTACTGGATTTGAACATGTATATTTTTGTTCCTTACTCATTTTATTCCGCCCTTTTTAATTTTCTAACTAAACAACCTATATTTCTTCTAAAACCTGCAAAAGTACTCATACACTCCACACCTCTAACTAAATACATATCATCTTCATATTTTATATGGTCACCTTTTTTAATTATTGTATCTTCTGTATAATCAGAATCTATTAAACCATTAACACGTAAATCTATAAGAAGTATTAAACCCCTACCAGTTATAGTAGCGGTATCTATATTTTTTAAATTATTATAAACCATTATATCTCCAAAGTTAAAGTTTTAGCATTATTTTTATCATGGTTAGGATAACCTAAAGCATTACATATCATTTTAGTTCCTGATACTTCCTGTTCTGATATTCTATGTTGGTGTCCATAAATCCAATGTTTAGCAGTTGTAATATCTACTAAATTCATACCATTAAAAGCAAAACACCCTGTAAGTAAATCATATTGGAATCTTTCTTCAAAATACTTTTTTTCATTTAGTGGTGGTATGTGTGAAACTATTATATCTGCTAAAATGAATTCATCACCCATAAGTTTATCATACTCCACATTGAAAAGTTCTAAATTATTTTGATAGCTAATAAGTGGGTGTTCACCTTTTAAACCTTTTATCCAATTAGCATCATTCATACCACTATCCCAGTTATGACCTATAACAAAGTCTGAAATACCATTTCTCAATTTTTCAGCATAACTGAAATCATACCACATACCAGTTCCAAATATCTTAACACCATCTACATCTATAGTTTGACCTGTAAGGATATCTATACCAAGTTCTCTAAGTTTGTTTTCATAGTCTATCATTTTTTCTTTATAGTTTAGATATCTATCTTTTTCTGAGTGTGGCATATAATAATCATGATTACCAAAAACAACTATAACTCGTTTATAAAAGTTTTTAAGTTGTTTTAAGAAAGCTATACCACTTTTCATACCATGAGAAATATCTCCAGCTATTATAATATTATCAGATTTTGGTTGTATTCTTTGCTCTATAAAGCGTTTATGCTTTCCTGTTCTCTGAGCACTCTTAACCCAAAAGTCGATATGTATATCCGAAAGGATGTCTATATTCATACCATAAATATAACCTTTTAATTATCAATAGTCAAGTCTTTTTTTTAATTTTTCTACCTTTTATCCAACCTTTATATATCCATTCTTGAAGTTTTTCTTTTTTTATTCTTTTCTTTTCATTTGTTTCTTTATTTAATATCCATATCATACCTAAATTATTTTTTCTATTTTTTATTCCAATTGCTTTTTTTGTTTTTTCTGTTTGTTTTCTATTTGTATTAACAAATACCAATTCGCCTGATAAATATCTCGGGTCGTCAGTAGATACACTAATACACGCACCATTTTCATCTTTAACTCTAACAGTTCCTTTAATAACACTAACTAATTCACCACTTAAATATCTCGGGTCGTCTTTAGAAACCTGAGATATATTTCCTTCTTTATCCTTTGATGTTATAGTTCCTTTTAAGTTATGAACCAATTCACCATTTATATATCTTGGGTCATTTGTAGAAACTCTCATTGTATTACCATTTTTATCTTTTACTGTTACAGTACCTTTTAAATGATGTACTAATACACCGCTTAAATATCTTGGGTCGTCATTTCTAATTCTATATTTACAACCATTTTTATCTTTTACACACACCCACCCGATATTATGTTCCCACCCACCTTTTCCACCAGTGTGTTGATTGTAGGTATCTTTTCTTTGAATAAATTCTTCATTAACAATTTTTTCTTCTATATCAAACATTTCTTCTTTAGAATCAAAATTAAAAAGAATTTCTTTTTTAAAATTATTCTTTCCATACTTTTTGATATCATTTTTCATTTTTTTGCTACTACCCATATAATTATCTTTTATTTTATTTGTAGTATGAACCCCAATGTATATTTTACCATTAATCAAATTAGTTATCTGATATACAATATTATGCTTCTTCATTTTTAAACTCCTATAATTAAGTCTTATATACTTATTTATAAAAGTTATCACTTAATATGTCAAATTTTATCTTTTTCATAATCATAATATACACAATTTTTTCTTAAATGTCAATAGAATAATCAACTATTTGAAAATCATTAACTATTTCCCAATCATATAATTTTATATGTAATTGTTTATCCCAACCATTTGCTTGGTAAAATTCCCCATATTTTAAAATTTGTTCAAGTGGTGCTTTATATATTTTATTTTTTTCTAAACACTCTATATAAATGTTTATAGTCGTATCTTTTGAAAACCTTTTCAAATAATTAACTAAAAGCTGATTAACACCCCAACTACCTTTTATTCTAAGATGTTCTTTCATAGGTTTCTGAAATATAACATCCATATATTTAAGGTCTTTACTTTTTATAGTTTTACCTACATTTTTCCAACCATCAGAATGTTTTATATCAATATTACCACCTTCTTTAGCATCATATAATCGTATATGATAACCATCTTCATAATCTTTTACTTCTAACATTATAACATTAACTCCCATGGTGCGGTTCTAATTTTTTCTTTAATATCATCAAAGTTTTGAATTTTAACATCTGTGTTAGGAATTATAACATCTTTCTTAAATTCTCTTTCTATAACCCATTTTGTTTCACCTTTCCCACTCGCAACTTTAACATTTCCTACTATATCTTCTAGAGTAAGAATAGTTTTAGGGTCAGTTTTTCTAAGTTTACTATGATGAAAATCTGAAATTATTTCGTTATATACCTCTGTTAACGGGGTAGCTTTTTTGCTATTCCAAACCTTTTTCTCATCTTCTATCGATTCATAAATTTTAGGTGCTGATATATAATCAGTACCATAATAACCACCAAAATCCTTAGATTTAGCCATATTTTCTCCTATGTTGTTTCTGTTGTGTTTGTTGTTGGATTAACTGTTGTAGATGTACTACCATATAAATTGTTTATAAGTGATTCTCTTGAAAAATAACCTAGTGATGCAGCTTCTACAATATCATCTCTTTCAGAATTATGTCTATTAGTTCCTGATATTCTATGTTGTTCTTCTATAATCCTATCTCTAAGTTCTGAAAAATCGTAACCTACTCCTTCGTTACTATTATTACTACTACTAACACTACTATTACTATATGTTCTATTATTATATCTATCTCGTAAACTTTGAATATAACTTGTTGATTCTTCCCTTGACATTCCTGTTGTGTTAGCTGTTAACAATGGTTCGTTGGCACTACTTACTTGTAAAGGTATATAAGGTGTATAAAATATACCAGGGTCGTGTGTTGGTTCTTGTGTTCGTGTTACTATTGTTTCAACAGATGTTGGAACTCTATATGTCATCCCATACATATTTAATTCTTGAGAATTTTGTCGTCTTTCTATTTGTAGTGTGTGTATAAAAATAAATCTTGCAGTGTGTCGGGAAAAATTCCACATATTTCTAACTTTTAAACGATTTTCTACATTACTTCCAATATAAACTTCCATATCAGTATGAAGACCGTTCGATTCTATATCTTCAACTACTAATTTAACACCTCTACTAGCATTTTCTTTATATAATATTTTTGCTTTAGTAGTACCATCTATATGATATATAATAGATTCTATTGGGAATGTTTCTATATCAACATCATTCACACTTTCTAAATAAACTATACGAATACCATCATATATTATATCATTATTATCATTATTAACATCAGTATCGCCACCACCTCGCACACTCACACCAACTTCACGACCTTCATTAATATCTATAACAGTTGAATTTGTATATGGTGTTCTATCAGCATCTTCCGAAACTCTATTTAATACTTCTTGATTTATTTCGTCTGTAATTTGTTCAGCCATAGTATCAGCTATTTGTTGACTTGTTGTTGTACCTTCATTTATAACAGCTTCTGTGGCACTTGGGTTGTTAGGAAACCAGTAATTATCATGGTTTTCTATTGGTGGTATTGTAACATTAACATCACCTGTTTCAGAAGCATATAATGGTGGATATATTATGCCATTATTTGTTCTTGTACCATCACGTGCAATCACACCTGTTATCGTAATTGTTTCTGGTACTTCTAATGTTTCAATAATATCATTACCAAACCCATTAACAATGTTAATTCTATTATGACCTTCTGCACGAGCAATGCTGTATAATTCTTCTCTTGCATTATTACCATTAACAGCCCTTAAATCTTGATACATTTCCGCACTAACAGTCATATAGCTTAGTGGTTCTGGTTCTGGTTCTGGTTCTGGTTCTGGTTCTGGTTGTATTTGAAAATGTCTTCCAAGTTCATTATTCCATAAATTTCCAATCACAACACTTCCAACATTTGGAAGTATAATAGGCACACCAGGATTTAAAGAACCTCTCCTTGTTTCACGCACTAATAATTTTGTACCTGCCATAGTTGATTCTTTATATAATATAATACCAACAACATTATTTTCAAGTGTTATATGGTTTATCATTGATATATTATCACCAACATTAATATTTTCTGCAACACTTTCAGTTACAACGATATTTATAACATATTGATTATCATGTGTAGCGTTTGATGGGGTGCGATATGTAGTGCGACTACCACGACCCCAAGATGCATCCCAACTCATTTTCTTTTTCTTCTTTGGTCTTGGTTTAGTGAGCACAAAATCTTCATACTTACTTCTTTCAGGCATCGGTTCTACTGATTCGGGTTCAGGTTCATCGACTTGTTGAACACTTTCATTACCATATGTAAATCTTGTTGTATAAGCACTACCTCTTGGTGCACTCATTGGTTGAACACCGACTAAAGACTCGTGTAATGAACGACTACTTCTATCCTCTTCATCTATATAATTATATTCAATAGTTATATTTTTAAAATCTTTTACGAATTTATTAATTATTTTAACATCTTCTCTGTTAATATAATAATTCAATGTAATAAAATATCTAATTTTTTTACCACTGTTTTTATCGTAGAAATGATTTTTAATTCTAATATAGTTATCACTAATATAATCTCTTAAAAAATCTAATGTTTTAAAAAGATTAAAACTAGGATTCATTGTATTCATCATAATAAACCGCCTTTATTTCCTTAATTTTTCCTTCATATTCAACGCTTTGTGTATTTTATCAAGTCTCCACTTTTCAGCTTTTATATCATTATATTCACGATATGTAATTGTATCGTTTGATAATTTTTCCAATACCATAGCTTTTAATGAGGGTGTTTCATCGACCCACTCTTCAACTGTATCATACATGGAAGGTTTTATACTTCTGTATTGTCTACTATTACAATTAGTTATAAATGTAATTATTAATAAAATTAAACCTATTATAGTAACTATACTAAGTATAAAAGGTATAATATCTACATTATCATCAAACCATTTTTTAATATCTTTCCATTCAGGTATTCTAAGTACCATTACACTACCACTAAATTTTTAAAGTTATCTTGTATAACAACCATTCGTTCATTTAATTCTTTCATCGTATCAAAGTAATATACATGTGTTTCGTTATTTCCTTCATGTTTTATTATAAGTGTTAATGTAGGTTTTGTGTATAATATATTATCTTTAATATAATGCTCTTTTATACCAATGAATTTTAAAAATTCTTCATCTGTTTTAAAACTATCACTTTTAAATTTTGTATCGTTATTCCAATCATTATAATACCAACCATCATCATGGGCAACATCACCAATACCCCATTTCCAATCTTCCTTACCAAAAAAAGTTTTAAAATATACTTTCACTCGGTCATCGTGGTTTCCTTTTTCGACCCACTTATAATGTTCATTAGCTTTTCCACCATCGTCTACACACATCGTTATTTTTGTAACGTATTCCTTATCAAGTAAAACCTTGTCATTCATTTTAGCCTCCTGTTAATCGTTTTTGTATTATATTTCTTTGTTTTTGTAATTCTATTTCTTCTAATCTATCTTCTTCAACCTTATAAACATCACGTATTGTACCTTCTTCCCATTCAGATATATAACCATCATTCTCGAAACATTCTTTTACTAATGGTTTTATTTTAGGATATTTTATTAACATTTTTTCAATTCTTTCATAATCATAATGGTCGATTTCTTCCATATTATCCCATGTAATAGCTAATGGAATGCCAATAACGAATATACTTATAAATAATGTTATAAAAAAAGCAAACAGTCTATCAGGATACCCAGTAAACCAGTTCCATATACTTACAATTTTATCTTTAAGCCATAAAATAGAAAAACCAAAATAACCAAAAACTTGTTTAAAAGCTGTGATTATTTTGGTAACATCAATATTTTTATTTTCATCATTCATACAGAACAATATAAAACAAATAAATCAGAATGTCAAGTCTTTTATTGTTCTTTCTTTAAATTATCCTGTTCTTGTTTCATTTTTTTAAGACTCACATCCATAAAATCAGCTTCGAGAACTGTTGTTAATTGTTTAAAACCTCTTTCAGTAGGATATCTCAAATAATTATTAACAAAATATAAAATTAAACCATTTCTATCACCGTTTATTTTATTCAAACTTTCAATTTTGTCTTGTTGTTCTTTGATGATATTTTCTAATTTTTCTTTTAATTTGTCTCTCTCATCAATTGTTTCTTTTTTTGTTTTTTCAAATTCTCTATTAGAATCTGTTACGCCATCACTCATTTTTTACTCCTATAGTATGTATTCTTTATATGTTTCTGCTAATATATCAGTTTTAACAATATCTACTTTTAATTCTGATAATACTGGTTTTATCAATTCCCAATCAACACTTCTTCGTAAACCCAATTCTACATCATTCAATAATTCTTGTGAAGGTGGTTTATCCACACCTGCTATGTGATATATTTTCTTTTCTCTTTCTAAAACATACACAACACATATTGGTATTCTTTCTTGTGTTAAAGATTGTTGTATCATTTGTAATCTTTTTCCTTCTGTCATTATATATCCTTATTAAATTGATGTTGCACTATATGCCATTCTAAGAAATTCTATGGCATCATCTTCCGTAAATCCTTTTTCGATTAATTTATGAGCTAAATCACAATAAATAACATAACCAGTATCATCCCACCATTGTGGTGTTATATCACTTTTTAATCGTTTTTTAAGATTATCACTTAATTCCATCTATTACTCCTGTTTATTTATCCCAATCACCAGGGAAATTTAATTTTGTTATTTTTAAGTCTTTTAATTTATAAGTATAAGGTAAACCAATAAAATCGTGAAAGTCTGTACTAATTCTTCTTTCAATGTTATCATACCCCATAACTCGTTTTTCTAATCTTTTTAACCTTATATCTAAAGGTACATCTAAATATAATATTAACGATTGTTTTTTATCTTTATCTTTTAAATGATTTAAACCATAAGGATTCATAATAAACACATTACAGCTATCCCAAGCTTCTCTTGTTGTTCCATAATACCAACCACAGAATTCTGTATATTCAAAAAACTCTTGGTTCTTTATCATTTCTTGAAATTTATTAGTTGTTATAAAATAATAATCGTTACCTTCTACTTCATTTTCCCTTATAGGTCTTGATGTGTACGATATATCTTTTTTAAATCCTTGTTCCACTAATTTATTTCTAAGGTAATCTTTTCCTGATGCCATCTTACCTGCTAAAATTATTCGCTTGTATGAATTATCATAAGTATAATCTTTATAGTATTCCTTATTAGTATAATCAGCCCACAAACGCATGTAAATACCTTTACCGAAACTGGTTAAAAGGAATTTATTGTCAGCATCGACAATTGTTATTTTACTCATTGTTACTCCTAAATAATGTATATGTTAAAGATAGACAAAAAAAGTGCTCTTGTCAAGCACTTTCTTAAAAATATGTAATATATTTTATTTTACCATAATTGATTATTAATTTTAAAATTATAAGATTGGTCTGCACCATTAGGTATTCGTACACCTTCTATAACAAATCTTCTACCGCTATGTCTACCACTTCTCAACTGAGAATAAATATGATATATAGTTTTGTCGTTATTATTAGGTATATAACCAGATTTTTCATCATCGAAAACTTTATCAAATGTTATTTTATGCCCGATAATTAATAATTTACCATTTTGATATAATTCATATATTGGTTGTCCTTCGCCTTCTGAATATGCAACCGATTGTTGTTTATATCTTTTAGCTAAATCCATAGCAATATTTTTAAATTCATCATATGTATACACATCTCTATACGGAATAAACAGTGAAATTTCATTATGCACATCACCCGTTTTTGTTATATTATCGTCATTAATATCAATATCCTTTTCTTCATATGCACCATCAATTTCGAAATAACCCAATGCGAGGTCTTTTAAATCTTCCTTAAGGTCATCATTATGACTCATATTATATTCTAAAGTGTTTTCCCTTCTAAAAGCAGTCATTATAATATAACCTTTTTTAGTATGGTCATTAATTCTACCAAAAGAAGCTTCAAATAAATGAAACTCACTATATTCATTCACAGTATATATATGGTTTTCTTCATTAACCGTTTCATTATATATATTTGTAATTTTATTCATTTAAATCCTTTTTAATCAAATCTTGTATCTGTTAACACTACACTAATAACACTATAATCTGAATCATCATAAAAACCTTTTCTCATAGCTTCTTCTGCTTCTTCCTTAGTATCGAAATAATGAAATGGTTTTGATTTGTGTAACATAAAACTAAACATATATTCAGCATCGATATTTCGTCTGTGTCTATCACAAATGAAATATTTTGTAATAGTGTCACCTTGCCTTCTTTCTTCTTTTAATATATCATCATATTCTTTCATCGTATCCAACTTGTAATTTTCTTTAAACTCATTTTATAACCGAATCTATAAATATCTTTATTAGATAATTTTTCATAAACATCAAATCTCTTTCCGTATAATATATAGAAGTCTTTATACTCACCAAATGCCATAAGATTTAAATATGGTTCGGCAACAACTTCTAATTCAGATACAATACCAATATAATTTAACCATGTCTTTTTCGGACTTGTGTTGTTTATAATCAATTTGTATAAATCGTCAGACATGACAGTTTTGAATTTTGTGATTTCTTTATTAGATTCTATCATAGCAACAATAGTACTGTCGGATGATTCGTAAACCAAACCTATTCGTAATTTAGGGAGTGTAACTTTAATTTCATTCCAATGAACATATGCAGTTTTATCCACAAAATTACCGACAGTGTAAGCATCAATCTTCAATCCCATATCCGTATTATGATATAAAACTGGTACCATAATAGTGCTATCTGTAACTTCTGCATGGTCAGTATTAACCAACAAACTGTCTATAACTTTTTCTTTAAATGTAATTTCACCTTCGAGTAAACCTACTTGGTCACGAAGACGTTTAATATTTTGGTCGGTAGTGTTTTTAATATCATTATAGAGTTTGTCTAATGATTTATTCAATTCTTCTTGTTCGCCTATAAACGAATGAAGTACGGCAACACTATCAGACTTAAAAGCAATAGAATCATTTAAAGCATGTTGGTTTTGCTCTAGAACAGAAATCTTCATAGCAGAGTTATGAAGGTCTTCTTTTAAATTCTTATTATAAAAATACTGGCAAGTTACGACACCTACCAGTATTATTAATATAGTTAAAAATATTTTAGTCTTTAGACTCATTTTTATCTTCTATTTTTTGTATGGTACTGATTATTACTCTATCCTTACCTCTTCTTACAGCATCAAGAATTGATTCTAATTCTACAAATGCTTCATCGCTACTGTCAAATTCTAAGTTTGAAGCTACAGCACCATCATCAAGAACACAAATCATGTTGTCTGACAATTTGAAGCTTCTAAGGTCTTTAATATCTATTACTGTTACAATTCTCATACTTTTCATTTTTAATCTCCCTTTTAATTTTCGGTTACATTGACAATATAAACAATGTTTTTGAAAATGTCAAGGTTTTTATAGATGTATAATATCAGTTACTTCATCATAATACTTGCCAAACTTAGATTTTAATAGTTTAGACATGTTATCATCTAAATTAATAAAATGAAGTTTTAATCTTTTACCTTCTTCATTATATGCTATTTCTGTAGCAGCTTTAGTATAAGCTTCTCTAAGAATACCTTCACCCATTATAGCAGGGTTTCTTTGCATATTTTCTTCATCTTCTGGTGAGAATTCACCACCAAACTCATCTTCGTCTTCATCTTCAAAGTCTTGACCGCTATCTCCACCTAAGTTATCAATAACTTTCTGCATAGAAGCGATATACTTTTTACCTACATCTGCTGTAAAGTAATATGTTTTATTACCTACTTGAATTCCAAGAACTTTTTCACCTTTAAGGTTTTGAATTGCATGTGGTTCTGAAAATTCTGTTTTAGCATCATCATATGCTTCTGAAACTTTCTTTGTAGGATGAGTTTTTTCGTAAAACTCTCTAAGACTATTTCTATCTCTGTTGTTAATCATTTTGTTTCCTTATAATTTAATTATTATTTATTTATATCATTATTTATAAAATCTATTATGCGTTTTTGTTTATTTCTATATTATCATAACAAATATCATTTTCTGTTATAGTTATTGGTGGCATAGTCGTATATGTTATAGGACTGCCTGGTGACGCTGATAACCCAAATGTGGTTATGTTTGTTATTATTTCTTCTAACTTATCTTTTAGTTTATCAAATGATACTGCTCTCTCCATAACAGGAGAATCTCCACCATCCACATTAATAGATAGTTTATCTCCATTTGTTTTTATTGTAAGTTTACCGTTTACTATAATTAAATCATCACCATTTGTTTTTGAAACATCACCATCATTAGTACTTTTCATTGAATAAGAACCATTTGGTAGGATTTCATAAACCCTGAAATTTTCACCACTATTATCTATAATATGTATAACACCGTCTTTCTTTACATATTCGTGAACGATAACTTTTCCATATTCTGTAGCATCAAAATTATGTGTTGGTTCAAGAGAGTCTAACTCTTGTTCCATATAAGCATTTGCTTTTGAAAGTTTCTCTTTAGTTATTGAGTTTTGTACTATTGGAGATATGTTCGATGTCTTCTTACTCATTTGTATTATCTTATTTAAAGTTTTGTTTGTGTTGTTACTTAAAAAATTTCCCTTCTAAATCTATTATTAAATAAACTTGTCATCCGATTGTCATCTTTAAGATAACACATTATCAGTTCTTTGTCAAGTCTTTTTTTCATTTTTTTTGATTTAGGTACAAAATTAATTTGAATATGATATAATATAACCTTTTTTTATGTTGTTGTAAAGTCTTTTTATGTTAAATTTCTCAGTTTCTGATTTATTATCATATTTAAATCTATACATTCCGATACCAGCAGCTTTTAATCTATAACCCATAAGCCACATATCGTGATGTTCAACATATATATTATATTTTTGATTCATTTCCAATTCATCTTTGTTTTCTATTTGTTTACCGAAGTTTTGTGTAGAATACCCAGCAGAGAACTTCTTACCTTTGTATACACCCCCGTAATACCCCCCATTATCGCTAAACTCTTTGTTTTCTATATCACCCTTCAACTTTTCAATTAAAAGGCTTGAATAAGCTTCAAACAGTTCGAGATTAGTACAACAACCACTACTACTATACCCATTACCATATTGTTCTCTGATAATATCTTCATCTGACATATTATCATAGTAATTATCCATTATTTCTTCATACTTTTCAAATATCTTCTTTTTCATGTTATTCCTCATCTTCTTGTTGAGCTATCCATTCGTTCCAACACTCATTACAAAGTGTTCCGTCATCTGTTTCATTTTTTTGATTATTACTCCACCAACTACCACAATGTGAACATTCAAACCCCACATCATCAGCACAATTTTCACACACATGTTCATATCTGTAATTTGCATCTTCAAATTCAACCATATCGTCACTATCGTAATATTTATTACATTCACCACATTCACTATAATCATCTATACAATCAGGACACACATCTACATAATCAGGATATACAGTTGTTGCTTCATTGGTATGACACCATTTATCACATTCAGGACATTCTGTTAAAACCTTATTAGCACATCCTTGACAGTATAATTCATCGTTAAAAGTATCGTTAATCATATCATCTTCTGAGAAATAATCCCCACACTGCACACAACTTTCTTGTTCTATAAATCTATCAGTTAGTTTTTCTCGTATTTCATCATTTTTAAAAGCACCCATTTGATTTACAAACGGTCCTTCGGTAGCTTCTATAGTTTTACCATCTATACTTATACTTCCTTTATTCATTAAATGAAGTGTTCCGTCTAAAAACACACCACGGTTAAGTGTATCCATATACGGAAATACACTATAATTTTTTAATTCTGTATCAAATAATACATGTGCACTGGATGGCACACTATCCATAACAGTCCAATTTCTTCTTCGCGCATATAATCTATACATAGAATTAGTTGTATTATCAAATGGGTATATTCTATCTATCAAAGTTGTTTCTTCTGTTGTGCCATCTGATTTAACTAATTTAACATCTTCCCATACTAAAGCTCTAGCGACTACTGGATTTTCATCATTTTTATCATTAGCTACTAATAACTTACATTTAGCACATCTGTTTAAATCAGTCATCATAACTTCTGTTAACCCACTATCTAATCTACCATTCCAAGTCACACAACTTTGAACACCTCTTAGATGTGCTTTACGATAACCTTCAAATACATCATCCATTAATGATAATGTGTAAGGGCTTTCTTCCGAATCTACTGATAGTTGTTGTAAATCTTCTATCATATACCTTACTTCTCTATCACTACCATCTGTTTGAATACCTGGGAATAACATTTTTAATATTCTTCCAACTCTTCGTTGAACTTGCATATTTTCGTTACCTTTATTGTCAGTAGTGTAAACAAGAAATGCACCAGGGGAATGTGTAATTTCTATTCTTTTAATTATAGATTCTTTAGGCATTTCATAACCATAATTTTTTAAAATAGTTTCAAATCTTTCATTAGCCTCTACGGCTTCATTTAAGGCGTATGTATGAACAATCGTTCCCTGACCATAACATACTTCACAAATACTTTCGTTTATTAAGCAATTACCACTACAAGCAACGCATTCATCTATTTTACCACCAAACTTGGTAACTTGACATTGTGGACAGTATAATTTACCATCTTTATACCCTATATCATAAGGCATCATATATTTATCACAACCATCACATTTTTTAAGCTCGTCTGATTTACAATACTCGTGTATATATTCATTATTATAGGTATTGATACCATCCCATTCAGACCTTATAATATATTCATCAGTATAGTTAACAATATCATGACACATAGGACAAGCACCAAATGCTTTTAAACCTTTATGGGTTGTTTTAAAATCTGTATACTCATAACCCCCGATATAAGTACCCCTTATATTATCAAATATATATTCATATCCTTTAACCATATTATTATATAATTTAAAACTACCTTTACTTTGTTTACCATATTTAAAGGTATCCATATATGGGAGTACTTTAACAGCTTCTTCGGGTATTTTAAAATCGAAATACATTAGTTTATTTGAATGACCATCAATTTCTTGGGTATTCATCCAATGGTTGCTATCTCTTACAGCATAACCATGTTCTTTACCCCATTTATGATATTTTTGGTTAATATGTGTTTTATTTTCTGGGTAGGTTCTATCAAGGAAAGGTTTGTTTAAACCTTGTACATTATACCATATCAAAGCTCTACCTATTGGTTTATCATCGCTTTGATTATACATTACAGCTATTTTAATATTTTTGTTGCTATCCATAGTTCTTAGAATAACATCTTCTCTTTTACTATCATTAACACAACTAGTTATACCATGACCTGCGAGTTTCATATACCATTCTGTAATATTATTATAAATTTTAACATAATAATCGCTTTCTTTTGTATTTGATAGGAGTTTAATAGCATTAATCATTTGTTGAACTTTTTCATCACCAACTAAATCTATATCAGGAAATAAATTTCTTAAAATTCTACCTATAGATTTTTGTAGTATTTTTCTTTCTCTACCTTGTTTATCTTTAGTAGTGATTGCTAATACACCAGGTGTTTCTGTAAGTTCTAAGGCTATAATATCGTCTAATTTAGGATTATTATAACCATAATCTATTAAAATGTGTAATATTTTACCATCTATTGAATAATTTTCATTTAGATGTTTATAGCTGTCCATGTTCACTCATTTCCGCTAATATAGTTGTATATACATCATTATATGTTTTATAACTACCTTCCTTCACAACACTTTTCTTTCTAATAGTATTTTTATTATCTTCGTCTAAATCATCAAAGAATGTAAAACCATTTTTAATATTTTCATTGTAGAAGTCATCACCATATTTCTTTTTATATGCTTTACCTGCTTCTTGGAAACAAGGGTCGCAGAAACAAGATGTAAATAGATAATTATTAGAATACCACAAATCGTTACCATAGAAATAATTATGACAATTTCTACATTCTATAAATTTATCACCACATTTATTACAAACAAAATGTTTATCACCACCAACTACAACTGTTTTTATATTTTCTGAGTAAGCATTACATTCACCACATGTTTCTACACCATGTTTTTCAGCATCCTCAGCACAGATATATTGTGTTTGACCATTCTTATTGATAAATTCACGATATTCCTTTTTGAAATCATATTTACCACATTTGGCACATTGTTTAAATCGTTTACTTGCACAGTTTCTACATATATAACTATAACCACCAGTTGATAATTCAGTCATGTTATCATGTCTGTTTAATTCATCAATTTTACCATTTGTTTTATAATTTCTATCACAAAATTTACAATTATGGAAATTTGCAAAACATTCATTACAAACTCTTTTATATTGTGCTGTGTGATGTATTTCTTGTGTTCTTTTAAGTGCTTTACCGCAAAGGTCACAAGTTGGTTTTGTGTAAACAGTTACACCAGCAGGTGCACCTAATTTATGTACTGTCGTAATAGAAGAACTTGGTTTATAATTCATAAACCACATTTTCCCTGTTTTAGGGTGTACTGTACACCATCTAAATGTATCCATATATGGAAGTGTTACGATATCTTCGTCAATAATTTTACCACAATTAAATTTAATTCTTTGGGTTTTATTATTTATGTTTTGATAACCGTCATGATTCATACTAGTTCTATAATTATAACCTTGTTTTTCAGCCCAATTAATATATATAGAATGAATTGGTTCACTTGAACCAGGATATGTTCTATCGAGATATGTTTTTTTACCTGCGCCAGTTACACCATGCCATAATAATGCTCTACCTATATATGTTTTCTTTTCGTTATCCCACAGTACTACAATTTGTAATTCTGGAAGTTTTTCAATTCCTCTTAAAAGTCTGTCAGTTTCTCCCGATTCAACTCTGCCACCATCAACAACACAAGAACCAACCCCATATTCATTTTTAAGTTTTTTATACCAATGTGCAACATCATCATAAATTTCAAATTTATATCTTTCTTGTTTAGCACCAGTTACAAGTCTTAATTCATTAATAAGTGTTTGCACTTCTGTACTACCTGTTAAATCTATAGATGGATATAGTTGTTTTAAAAGTTTTGTAATTTTTTTCTGTTGCTTTTTTTCTCTACCTTGTTTATCAATAATAGTAACATCAAACATATTATCTTGTTTAGATGGTTCAATTTTTTGAATATCAACATCGGTAGGAATATCATAACCGTATCTTTGAAGAATTTTACTAATTTCGTTAGATATCTCTAAAGCTTCATAAAGGTTATAACTTTCTTTTAGTAGGTTTTCAAATAGAAACCTATCAAACATTTTAATATCTTTTCTTTTCATAATTTATAATCTCATTTGTTTATTATTATTTATAAGTTACTACCAATCATTAAGGTCTCTATCTGGTTTTTTGCCTTTTTTATAATTATTAACCGTATCTTCGTTAAATTCATAAAATTCGTCTGGTTGATGATTATTAATCATACAATCATCACAATAACTATATTGATTACCATTTTTTTTGCTGGTTAATAGTCTGATACCCGCTTCTTTTACTGGTTTGTTTCTATCAACTTCGATATATTTATTACAATCCTTACACTTTTCAACATGCACATTACCCCTCCTTCTTCTTCTAGTTGCACAATAGTCACACACTAGATGGTCATTGTCTGTGGTGTGTAAGTTGTTTATAGTATAAAAGTTACTACACCATCTACATTTTTTTATATCATTAGCATTATCAGCACAAGTATAACATTTTAACATGCTATTACCAGTGTTGGGGTTTACCGTAACAGCATCATCTCTTGATAAATATTCATCACAACTATCACAATGAAAACCATAATCATCATAACAATTACCACACATTAATCTATCATTACCATCATACGCAATGTTGTAATAATTCATATCATCGTAAATACTTCTTTCACACCATCGACAATCACCTAAAAAAACAGCATCATCTCTTCGTGGTTGCGGTGGGTCAGGTGCTCTTCTATCATCTACCCAATTATTAACAACTCTAAAATCTTGTGCTATTTTTCCAGGTTTTGATAAATCAGAACCTCTTTCGTTATCTGACCACCATTGAGCACTTTTAGTTTTATAATTTGTGGCTATTATATAATTTCTATTTTTACCATTAAAAACCCATAGGTTTCTAAAGGTATCCATATATGGAAGATATGGAATTTCTTCTATTGGTTTTTCAAACATAAACCTGAGCTTCATTTCTTTACCTGATATCTTTGATATATCTTCGGTTCTAGCACCTTGATAAGTTCTATACCAAAATCCTTCAAGTTTAGCCCATTTTATATATTCATTTTTTACATATTCGTCATTATTAGGATAACATCTTTCAAGATAAGAATTAACTTCTTTGGTGTCTGCATCCTGAACTTTGTGAAATAATAAGGCTCTGCCTTTAGGTTTACCTGTTTTTTTATCGTTCATTATAACTATTTGAATATTTGGCTCGTTTTCAATTGGTTCTAATAGTTGTTCCCTTCCAGTAATACACGAATGAAAAACATGTTTATCTATTTTTTTAAGTTCTCTATACCATTTTGTGATATCATCATGAATTTCAAAATCTTCCCTTAGAACTATTTTATTTGAAACTGTTCTAAGTTCGTTTATCATTTTTTGTATAGTAGGGTCACCAACAACATCAAGACCAGGGAATAATTCGGTTAATAAACCACCAAACTTTTTAACTCTCTGAGTTATTTCTTTTCCAACTTTGTTAACTCTCGTAACATCAAATTTACCTTCTGCATCTGTAACTTTAATGGATACTATGTCAGTATCAGCAGACATATACTTCAATCCGAATTTTTCCAACACTTCTCTTATTTCAATGTCTACAAACGGTACATTACCACCTGCTTCATTTAATATATTACCATGTAAATCATACATAATTATCCAACCCTCAATACTGTGTTATCAGCCCACCAATTTCTATTATTTGTTCTATAATTTGTTCCAATTAAATTATCGTAGTTAGTACTTTTATATAAATTTCTAAAAGTATCCATATATGGCACATGTTTTATATCTTCTGGTTTTAATTCAAATCTAAATCTTAATTTCATAGTTTTATTATCTATTATTTGATATTCACCATGTGTTAATCGTGTTCTAACCCAATATTTGTTAATTTTACCCCATGTTTCAAACTTTTCGTGTATGTTTGTATCACCACCTGGATAAGTTCTATCCAATAAAGTATTAAAGTTTTTACTTTCAGTATCTTCAACATTATGCCATAATAATGCTCTACCAATAAGCTCACCAGTTTTAAGGTCTGTCATAATAGCTATTTGAATATTTGGGTCTTTTGTATATGAAGATAAGGTTTTATCTTCTCTACCTGTCACACAAGAAGTTATGTTAGCAGTATCGGCACATTTTTTATACCATTCTGCAATATTATCATAAACAGTTACATCCACACCATACTTTTTCATTTGTGATTCTAAAGTATTTGTTGATAACTGTTTTAAATCTAAAATTAATTTTTGAACTATTTTATCACCAACCACATCTATATCAGGATATAATTTTTTTAAAATTTTACCAACATTTTGTCGTAAAGCTTTGTCGTTAACATCAATAAGTTCTAATTTTCCGTTAGCATCTGTAAGTTTACAACTCGTAAAATTTTTATGTTCTGGGGGAACTACAGTTATAGCATCAATTTCTTTACTATATCTATTTAACAATTCTTCTATTTCTTTATCTAAAGTTACCACACTTTCGGTTAGCATTGTAGTGTAGCTTTCTAATAATGATTTCTTTTTCATTTTTATCCTCAATTTTTAATAAAACAACCCTATATTATGAGGGCTGTTTTTTACATAAATATTCTACTTATAAATAAAAATTATTTATATTATCGAACACCCTCTTCTTCATCTAAAAGGTCACTATCTATATACCCATTAATAGCTTCTTCGATTTTATCAGGTTCTGGTTTATAAAGTGTTTTTTCAACTTCTTCTTCCTCGATTTCTTCTTCTTCATCATCATCGTCATCATCGTTATAATGATAATAATCAGGGTTATCTAAGTCGTCGTCATCGTCGTCATATACTACTTCTGCATCAAATTCGGTATAATCGTTGTAATCAGGGTCATTTTCAAAACCTTCTGATAATATATCGCCAGAAAGATAAGAATCCCAATCTTCGTTTTCAAAACACCAATTACACAAATCGTAAAGGTCTTTTTTTACATTAACTTCGTTGGCATTTTCATTCATTACGAATTCTCTACAAAAATCGCATTGTGTGTTCTTTTTATAAAAACAATCATTACATTGACCATAATCTTCTGCCAACATGTTGATTTCGTTTTCTGGAAGAACTGTACCGCATTCATTACATTTTATAGTGTAAATCGTTTTCATGTTTATCCTTATAGTTCTTTAATATTTAAACCCATATCATAATTTATGATATTGATTGTAATATGTTTAATTAATCTGTTAGGTTGTAGTCGTATATCCAGATAAAACTCATTAGCATTTATTCTTTCAGCCGTATTATTAGTTTCATCACAAATAAGTTTATAATCATGTAAACCACCATTTGCTTTATATTTTTCAAATATTCCAGATATTTGGTATAGTGTGATATCTCTGGTTTCTCTATTGTTAAACTCAAAGAAATTACCTTTTAATATATTTTTAAGTAAATGTTTAAATTTGATGACCATTCTTCTAACATTGGCTTCTTTTGTAATTTCATCCATAGTAGTGTTTGTTAAATATTCAAACAAATAGTAGTTACCATCATCAACCTCTTTAATAATAGCATTTATACCATTTCTACTTAAAGAGTTTTGGTTTATTCTTGCATCAAACAACATTCGTGCATAGTTCGTAAATTCACCTCTATTATAACCAGCAACTGCTGATTGTGGTCCGTTTATAGCATCGTTATATGCCATCATACCAGCTACATCACCATTTACAGATAACCAACGATATTTATCGTTATATTGGTCATAGAATTTCTTCATAGTACCAATAGGGAATGTATAAGTGTTGAATTCTGTTAATCCACCAAATGATGTGTTATCTCTATCATTACCTAAGTTCTCGATAATTTCATCGTTTGCTTCTGTTTCTGTTTGACCTGGTGTTGACCTTGTAGCCCCAACAACAGCTAAAGACATTCCAGTATCTTCTGCTATTAAAGACATTGCATCAAGGTATCCACTATTAAGTGTTGAATCACCACAATCATAACCTATTAAAATTTCAGGTTGGAAATATCCATTTTTACCAAAAACTCCAGTAGCAACATTGTATAGTGTTGTGTAATCTGTTATGTTAGAATAATCGACATCGTCAGTACTTGTAAGTTCTATATTAGTATAGTAAACACTATTATACAAATCTGGAATATAATCATAAGTGTTTAAACCTGAACTTGCTTTCATATAAATTAAATTAGAATAATTGTTTACATTGGTACTTATATAATTTGATTTGCTGTTAGTTTTTAATGAAGTACTTGTTAACGAATTAACAAATGTTTCTTCTACATGATACCAACCATCTCTAGTTGTTCTAAGAACTACTAAACCAATCTCATTATGTGCAAAATCTGGTTTTGTTGGTAATATGTCTCTATATGTTAAAGGGCTGTAATCACTTTTATTATACATTCCTACATCCATATATTTAACCACAGAATTTGTAATTATACCATTAGCATCTTTCTTAATTAAAATTTCATCTGAAATTGTAATATCTGTATCTTGTGTCATGCTATCAGCATTATCAATTTCACTTACAGCATCAGGCGTAAAAGTTAAAGTATCAGTACCAGCACCACCGCCAGTACCTATAGTCAAATCGGAATAGCTGTGTGTTTTTATTTCAAATATCTTATCAGCATTTGCTAAAGTTGTTCCTGTTGTTGTCCAAGTACCTTCATTATTATACCATACAGTAAACACATCAGGTGTATCATTAGTTCTCACAAGAACTCTATCGTTATAATTATAATCACTTTCATCGGGTAATGCTACTTCACTAGCATAAATTTCTTCTGTTGTATCGGTTAAATAATTATTAAATGCAGTTGCGCTTGTAAATGTGTGGTCGAATGTATAAGCTAAATTTTTACTAGTTACGAATACTCTATCATCATCAGTTATTTGGTTTGTAGTTGCTACCCATTCAGCAGTTGTTGTAGTTGTATAATTAGCATAATATATATAGTATCCCATTTCAACTACAGCATCGCCAGTTATTGTAGGTGTTGCTACAACAACTTTGTCTTTGTTTTTGAAATGTGAAATCGTTACACCTTCAACAACTTCTACAATTGTTGGTAATGTACTTCTTGTATATATAGTAGATTCTAAAGCTATAGTTTCGTCAAATACATCTCTACCAGAAATACTTTCAGTCCATTCAGTTTCAGAAGTACACATCATTATTGATATATCGTTTAAATTACCAGCCCATTTATTATAAATGTTTAATTTGCCAGAATCGATAGGTGTTATTGTGCTATCTTCTAACGATAAGTTTGCTGTTTGTTCATTATATAGTTTAGTAGCTGTACTATCACCAGGTTGTGCTCCATCTCCAAATATTAAACAAGCATTTTTAGCACTTGTTATACTTGAAAGTGGTCTTACCACATGTAATGATGAAGAGTGTTTTAGAAATCCTGCAGCGTTAAACCAATCTAAGTAGTTATATTCAGTAGGATATCCAAACGTTTCCACCAACTCGGATTCTGATGTGATTTCTACTAATGTTTCAGATGGTCCAAAGTTTGCTTTTAAAAGCATACCAATGGTAGTGTCTAGCTCGGCACTACCTCTTTGAACAGCCTTTACATTTTTTTCATTAAATTCAATGCTACTTGCATATTTCATAAATAATATCCTTTGTTAATCTTTAATATTTCAGAGAAGTTTTTATACTATGCTACTCGCAGTGTATAAGTTTAAGAATGTTGGCACAGCTGCTAATAAAGCATCACCACTACCCCACATTACTTCTCTAAATTCGCAATCAAATGTTGCTTGGAAAGTTTCGAAATCACCTGTTCCTTGTGATTTATCAATGCTACTCAAATCGTTAATAACACACCCAAACATCATCCATGCACCAACAACATCACCTTGGTCGTCAGTTTGCCATGCTACTAAAGGAAATTCAATCGAATCTTTAGAACCATATGTGTTTGTAAGGTTATTTTTCTTTGCGTTAAGCCATGATTCACAGAAACTGTATGCTTTTCCGCCAATATCTGATAAGAATGTAACACTAAATCCTGAAGGTGGGTCGTAATCACCAGCATAGTAGGTTTTCATTCCTTGAAATTCTCTTTCAATTGACTTTACAGATTTTCCTGGAAGTGATGCAGATTCAACTAAGAATTTTAATTCACCCGCAGCGCTACCATTCTCTGCTTGGAATAATTCTGTAGCCCATCCAAAAGTAACATATTTAAAATCTAACATAAATCTGTTCTTTCTTGTACCGTTTTTAAAAACTTTTTTAAAGTTTTGTAGTTGTATGAACTTATCAGGGTTAAATCCTTCACCCCATCCGTCACCTTCTGTAGTCCAATTATTAATAGTATCAGCCATTATAAGCTCCTTGTAATTTTAATTTTTTATTTATCTTTGTAGTACATATACATAGTTTCACTCAAATTGCCAATAGTCGCTGTAAAGTTTACTATGATGTTTTCTATTAACATGTAATATGATACACTTATTGTAATTGTTATAACATTTTCATCATCTAATGTTATACTTAGTGTGTAATTATCTATATCAATCCCAATTAAACCATTTAGATAATTGTTTATAGGAACTTGTATCCTATCCTTATATCGTTCAAATGGTGGTTTATACCTGTTATCACTATTATTTATAATTTCACCGACAGCTTTTTCTATTTTATGATGAATTAATACATTATAACCATATTTAAATTTAGGTATGTATTGCTCTGTTGTGAAAAAATTCTTATAATCGTTATAATTTAATGCTAAATTGATTTTATTTTCACGAAGAGATACTATATCTTCAAAACCAAACATTATAAGTTCTTGACAATTATCCCAATCAGGTTGTTTTACATCGTCTAAAATATATCCCGCAACATCCCCACCAAAAGATTGAACTCGTTTTGTGTCATTATAGGTATCTGTTTGTTTTTTCCAATTACCTATAATTAAATTGTTTTTATCAAAAATAGTGTATCCTGTAGAAGCATCTGAATATATACCAAAATCATTTATTAAATCAGTTGTTGTATCATATTCACTCCAAGCAGTTGTAATACATAAACATGTTGTATCTATACAAGCAGTTGGTATATATGCTTGACTGCTATCAATTTCACAATTTATAACTATATTATAATCGTTAAAATCTATGGTATCTATTATCGTTTTATAATTAGCAGGTAAAACATTTAAGAAATCTACAGGCGCATCATCGAACACTAACATATTACTCATTAGAGAAAATCCAGTGTTATCATATACACCTTCAAAATGTTTTAGGTATATGTAATTAGAAGTACCATTTATAACATCATCGTAATATATAATTGATGTACTATCAGTACTACATGTATATCGTTCTACCAAATCATATAAATCTAAAGAATTTAATTTGAATACAAAAATTGCAAATTCGTCATTACTAAAATTTGGAGAGGTTGTCATAAGTTGATTACAATTTTTTACAACCCCATCAGAGTCTTGTATTGAAGTATATGTTTGACGAATGTATGTATGGTCGTCATGGTCTATATAATCTAAGGTTGTATCTCTTTCAACAAAAGTACTACCATCTTTGTAAAATTCGGATGTTTCGGTAGTTATGTAGTAACTACTGCCTTCGGTTGTACTTACAAATGTCCATAATGTGTTATCATCATCCCAAACAGCTAATTTACCATCTTCACCAAACCAAACACCAATACCACCAACACCCACTATATAAGTATCCCCATCATCGGGGGCAATAATAGCAGATGGGTCTGTTATAGATTTACTAATTACAATATCTACATATTCATCTGTTATTGGATTTTTCCAAGTTGTTGCACTTGAACATATCACAACAGCCAAACTTTCAGTACTATTACAATATTTCTCAATAACTGTAAACCCTTCGCTACTTCCTTGTTCTATAGTATCTAAATCAGCTACTTCTGTGTTATAGAAAGTACCAACACTATCCGCAACAGGAACTAAGTTCTCTGTAAAATCTAATTTTTTATTTTCAACTAAAATAGAAAGCGGTCTAACAATATCTATACTATCTTGATATTTCAAGTAGTTGTACGCATTGTACCATTGTTGGTAGTTTTCGCTTTGGGGTAAACCAAAGTTGCTAATCAATTCATAACGATTAGATATAGTGATGGCTTTATTAGATTCCCCCCAATAACTATGTAAAAAACTTATAGTATTTCTGTTTTCTAAATTCATTTATTATATATCCTAAATTCAAAATTAAAACCGTTAGTTAAACAAGATTTTTCTTTTAGTAAATTTACATTTTTATCTTTATCAAAAGTATAAGTGCTTTTAACTTCAATTATAGTGTTTGTATTTTTAATATAAAAATCAGGATAATATTTGTGTAAATTTCCTTTATTTTTATACCATATTTTTCCGATTATATCTTGTGTCGGGTGTATAACTACATTTTCTTCTTTTCCACCATTTTCAAAATATTCATCTAAAAATTTGTTTTCGTATCCCTGTGTTTTAATTTCTTTTCCTGATGGAAGAACATACAATTTCCAATTATAAGAAGATTTCATACAATTGTTAAATATTTCTTCATTTTGCATTGGGTGTTTTGTGCCATATCTCATCATTGATGTTTTTTGACATTTTTCTTTATATTCTTTAGTATTTGAATAATGTGTAACTTTATATCTTTCTCTTATAGTGTTTTTTTGTTTTTCTATATTATTGTAATTTTCATTACCGTGTTTTTCTTTTTTTGTTTTTTTAATTTTATCCATAATATTTTTATTTTTTGTCGGATTATCAACACCATAATTTTTCTTTAATTTTTCTTTAATGATGTTTTTAATTTTTTCAGATTTGAATGAATTATCAACACCATATTTTTCACGACAAGTTTTTTTATATTTTAACAATCTGCAAGATTCTGTTTTACATTGTTGTTTATAACCATTTTTTAAACTTGTAAATTTTACGGGTTTCTTACAATATATACACAAATTAGAATCATCACATAATATATACACATCGTAATATTCTAATGGTGTTTGTTTGTGAGTTTTTATGATATGGTGTGATAAACCATTAAAAGATTTGCACACCAAACCACATATTTCACAACTTATAGTATTTCTATTTAATAATTCCATTTAAATCCGATTGTTACCCACCTAATTCTTCATCTTCTTCATCGTCTTCCATATCATTATCGATAAATGTATCGTCACCCATTTCATCATAATATTCCATATCATCTTCTTCGAATTCATCAACTTCATCAACTTCATCAACTTCATCAACTTCATCATCAATTTCATAAAATTCTTCATTGTCAACTTGTTGTAAACCAACTTCATCATCATATTCAGCATCACCATTTTCTTGGTATTCTGCATTATAGGTGTCAATTTCCTGCTCAACATCGATTTCATCCATATCATCAACATTATCATCATAGACAACATCGATTTCTTCGTACTCATCATCCATGTTCATATCGGCATCATTTTCTTCGTATGGAAGGTCTTCGTAATCATCATTAAAATCACCACCGACTATTTGGTCGTTATTAAATTCATCATCGACTATTTGTTCATCTTCGAAATCATCCAATGGTTGTATGTCATCAGCTTCGAAATCTACACCACCTTGAAATTCTTCATTAACAGATTTAGTGTTTTGATGTTCTTTTAAGTCAACAATTAAATTATCAACTTTTAAACGAAGTTTTGGGTTTAGTTGTTTATATGTAGATTCTATATTACCATAAACAGATTCGCCCAAGTAGTTTAAAATCCATGTTCTTTTATCGTAATCAGCAGTATCCCAATTTTCAACCATACTGTTGATTGTTTTGTCTTCTGTACAGTAGTTATCATTGTACATTTCGGTTAAAAATTTACTCATTTTATATCCTTATTTTAATTATTTAAATCTTTTATGGTAATTATCTAAAAATGCGTCTTCTTGTTCTTTTGAAAGTACTGGGGTATCACCGTAATCATCATTAACTTCTGCAAAAATGTGATTCCATCCACCATGTTTAACCCATTTTAAATCTTGTAGTGTTAGATTTGTATATTTCTTACCTTTTGTTCTTATATACTTTATTATAATACCTTTTAATTCTTCTGGGTTTTTAGCTTTTTTACACATTTTTGCTAATTCCGCATCGTAATGGTATGAATTTTTTAAATATGGTTCGCCATTGTTAATAGCAGCATTACCATTTATAAAAAATTGTGATGCTATTGCTGTAATTATTCTTTCTACTGATTCACCACCATAATCTTCGTATAGTTCTTCTGCTTTTACACCTTCGAATATTTTACCTTTATTTTCGGGCTTTTTGGTAACAGTGTCCATATATTTTTCAAATAACGATTCCATTAGTAATTTCCTTGTTATATTGTTATTTATATTTATTTATAAAATTACTAAAAAAATAACCACAAATTTTATAAATTACTTGACATTATAACAAAAAAGTGTTATATTGGTTGATATGGTTTATACAGTATCAGGGGGTCAGTGCACTGGCATAGCGTAACCCTTGTTAATGGGATGCTCACAATTGTGTGACCTGCGGACTCAGCGACCATATTAAATAATACTTGACATTCTGTAAAAAAGTGTATATATTGTGTTGTAATCATTAATTAAAAAGGAGGAAATGATGGCTAATAAAGAAATGGAAGAAATTCGTGAAATGTTTAGAAATTATAAACACGAAGATTTAGACCATCTATTACACGAACTTATAGATTGGAAAGATGAAAAATTAAAAGAAACAAAAAGTGGGGATGTAAAAGCCCACGAAAAATTCATGCTAAAAATTGCAGATTTAGAAGGAGACCATTATTGTGAGGTGTGTGATTATGATAATATGTGTAGAGTTTATGAACTTATAGAACATGATGATATTTGTGTGTTTGCTATAGAAGATATTACGGAGTTGTTATAATGGAATGGTATAATTGGTTAATATATTTTATAGTTTTATCATTTATATATCTATTGTTTAGATGGTTAGATTTAAAAGGTGACGAAGCATTAGATGTATCTGTTCAAGATACTATCAAAGCATTTGAAGATAGAAAAAATTATTTAAATATATTTGAAAAGATAGAATTGAAAAGACTTAAAAAATTAAGAAGATGGTGGAAAAAATGAAATCGTTAAAACTATTTTTAATAACAATGGCACAAGCGAGTATAATAGCTTGGATTTTTGTGTTAACCTTAGAACCACACCAATGGGATGGTCCAGGTTTAATAATCATAAGTATATTTTTTGGAATAGCTTTAACAGTTGTTGACCATATATTAATATTTCCAATATTTAGAAAACTATTAAAAATTAAATTTAAAACTATATTTAAAATGTTTAAAACATGGTGGAAAGAAACAACTTTTGAAGATTTGTCTTATGACCACGACAATATTTTTTATCCTATACTTATATTAACAATTGTTTTCCTATTTGGTAATATTTTTATGTTATTTACATCTCATATCTTTTATACCGAGTCCTTAGAATTGTTATGGTTAAGTTATGGTATGAGGATTATTTCGTTTGGCGGAGGTATATTCATAATCGTAGGAATATGGGCTAGTATATATGAGAAATATTGGTATAAAATAGAAAATATTTACAGTAAAACAACTAAAAGAATTAGATTTATATACAATGATTACAAGATACTTAAAAAAGGTTTCAAAAATGATAATGAAAAAATTAGTTATTATTTAAACAAAGAAGAAAGGAGTATTAATGAGTAGATTATTTAAATTTATTAAAATGTTTTATAATATATATCCAAGGTTTTTTGCAATTTGTATGATAATAATATATGTCATTTGTCATTCTTTTGCTATGGGGTTTTTGTTAAGACCTAAAATTGCACATCCTGATGATATGGTACAAGTATTTTTTGGCGGGTTGTTAATGACATCACCAATATTAATAATAGAAATAATTATAATTATGTCTTATGCTAAACAAGTTAGATATGTACCTATGCAAATACCAAGGTTTATAAAATTTCTATTTTATGGATTTATCAATATTGGAAAGAATTTAATACAATGTTGGAAAAATTCAAAAATATTAAACATTACTGATTCAGATAGTAGTGATATGTTAAATCAAGAAGAGGAGGATTTACAATGAAGAAATTAAAAGTATACGTTGCAAGTGGGTATACAGATGGTGGTAAAATTACGGATGGGAGACAAAAGCTCGAAAACGCACTTACATCGTTAAAAGTTAGTGATGACCTTATTAATTTAGGGTTTGCACCATTTACACCACTATTAAACCATTGGCAAGACCAAATATACCCACAACCTGGAAAGGTGTGGTTAGAATTAGATTTTGAATGGTTGCCTGTGTGTGATTGTGTGTTAAGAATTAAAAATGGTGAGAGTGATGGAGCTTCACAAGAAGAAGAATTAGCAAATAAACTCGGAATACCAATTTTTTATAATTTGGGTGACTTAAAAATGTGGTCAGAAAAAAGAAGAATACAAGAAGAACATTTTGATGTTGAAAACATTAAAGATAATATTGAAGTTCTACAAAGAATATTAGATAATATGAAAAGGGGGATTTAATGAACGATTTAAGATTAACAATCGAATTAATACCACAAAGCATAAATAATGGTAGTTTGTTGAAAAGACTATCTAAAAGAGATTGGGGCATCGTGAAAAGAAAATCACAAAGAGATTCCAACAACACTTGTGCTAATTGTGGTAAAAATGATGAACATTCTGAATGCCACGAAATATGGGATTTTAATGAAAGGAAAAGAAAGGTAACACTTACAGGGGTTATTCCTATTTGTGCTGATTGTCATAGGGTAAAACACACCTATATGGCTCGTAATAACGGCAAACAAGATGTGGTAATAGACCAACTTATTAAAATTAATGGTATGATGGAAGAAGAAGCATTGGCATATATTGAAGAATCTATTAATATATGGAAAAAAAGAAGTGGTAAAGAATGGACAGCTGATTTTTCTTGGGTAGATGTTTATCTTAATGAAGCCAAAATTTATGAATTAGTAAATGGTATCAATATGGATAGAAAAGATATTTATGATGCATTTGATAAAGAAAGAGAATATCAGGATAATAAATGGGGTAAAGATATATGCTCATTTCCACAAATTGCTATTGATATAGAAGAACATCTTAATAGGTTGAAAAAGAATATTTACAATCTTGATGATGAAAATGCAAAAAACGAAATGCGAAAAATCGGTACATTATGTATTAAGTATGCTGAAAATTATGGTATGCCTACAAGAGCCGATGAACGTGGGGAACCAATAAAAAAGAAAAGTTTATTTAGTAGATAAAGAAAAAGAAAAGAAAAACCCCAAACTATTATGCTTGGGGTTTTTCTCGTCTATGTTATGGTTTTCATCCGTCTTTATTTATAATATATTTTAAATTCAAAGTTGAATCCGTTATTAATACATGCTTTTTCTTTTAATAAATTCGTATTTAAATTATAATTATATGTATATTCGCTTTTAACTTCTATAATTTTATTTTCACTTTTTATGTATATGTCGGGATAGTATAATCGTCTTTTTCCGTTTTTATCGGTGTATCTTATTTTTGGGACATCTAATCTATCCATTAAAACGTCTTCTTCTTTATATCCATTTTTAAATAATTCATCTAATGCTTTATTCTCATAACCTTGAATTTTTACAATTTTACCGCTTGGTAATATATATTCTTTAAAATTACAAGCATTGACCATAGATTTTTTATTTATATCTTTTGATTGCATTGGATATTCAGTTCCGTATTTTTCCAAACTTGTTTTAATACATTTATTTTTATATTCTTTAGTTTTGGAATAACTACTAACCCCATATTTTTTAAGATTTGTCTGTTGTCGTTTTTTAACATTTACAAAATGTTCATCGCCATATCTTTCTTTTTTAATTTTTCTACATTTTTTCTTTATTTCTTCATTTTGATAAGGATTTTCACATCCATATTTTTTAAGATTTGTTTCTTTGGTTTTCTTTAATCTATTATTATAAAATACTGTCTTGCAGTTTTCCGAACAATAAGCGGTAGCCCTTTTATCAGAAGAAAAAGAACTACCACATATTTTACATTTTTTATCGAAAATCATTATCACTCGCTTAACTCTTGGATTGAAATACCCATATCGTAATTAACAATGTTAACGATGATGTGTTTAATAACTCTGTTTGGTTGAAGTCTAACATCAAGAACGAATTCGTTGTTGTTGATTCTTTCAGAAGTGTTATTAGTTTCATCACATGTTAATAGGTAATCGTACAATCCACCATTTTTCTTTAATTCTTCAAATAAGTATTGAATTCTATAAAGTGTTATATCTCTGGTGTCTCTATTATTGAACTCAAAGTAATTTCCTTTAAGAACATTTTTCAAGAACTGTTTAATATAAATTATCATTCTTCTAACATTGGCTTCCTTAACAATAAGGTCTTGTTGTGTGTTTGTCATAAATTCAAACAGAATCCAATTATCATCTGTATAATCATAAATTATTTGGTTAATACCATTCTTACTAAGTTCATCTTGGTCATATGTACCTTTTGTGAATAGTTTGGCGAAGTTGTTCCATTCACCTCTTCTGTAACCTGCCATAGCAGATTGCGGTCCATTTATAGTATCATTTCTTGTTAGCATACCTGCCATATCACCTACAATAGGAATCCATCTATACTTATCATTATATTTATCATAGAAATATTTCATCTGACCAAATGACATTGTATATGAATTAAATTCTGTTAAAGCCCCAATTGATGTATCGTCTCTGTCGTTACCAAGTGTGTTAATCACCGAGAAGTTTAATGATTCTTCGGTACCACCAACAGCGCTTTCATTATTCCAAAGTGAAACAAGCGAAACACTCATTCCTGTTTGTTCTGCGATAATCGGCATTGTGTCTAAGTAACCTGCTATTCTACCATTGTTAAAACCAAGAAGTATATCAGGGTTCATTAAACCATTTAATCCAAATATTTCTGCTGATGTTTCTAATACAGTTGTACCAAGAGCACCAGTTGCTATTGAAGACATATTAGTACCGTTCCACTCAGTCGAGCCCGACCAAGGTGCTGAATATTCTGCTGCATCGTTATCGTTTAAAATCATATCTCTAACTGAGAAATCCTTTGTAGTGAAATCATAATCGTAACCTGTATATGAGTTATAATCAATAGCATGGCAATAAACATACTTACTATCTCTATTAATCACACTTTTAATATGTTTTGATAAACCACTTGTAGTTTTTGCAGATGCATCCCAACTACCTACAAATGTTTCAGCAAGTTGCCAATATCCTTGGGTGTCTTTTTTAAGAACTACAACACCAAGTTCTAATCTTAGGAAATCAGGTTTTGGTTTTATAACGTCTGAGAAACTTACAGGAAGCTTGTCAGTTCCATAAAGTGAACTTCCTAAGTATTGTGGCACTACATAGTCTGTAATACCCAATGTTACGTTTTTCGCTGTTAATACACTATTAAAAGGTGGTTGGTATTCAATATCGTTTCCATCTGCTACCGCTGTAAGAGTACAAGCACCTTCCACTAAATCTGATAAATACCCAAATTTATTATTAACACCATCTTCTACATATACGATAGTACCGCTAGTACCAGCTACTACTGCCCTAGATGTGTCTACAAATGTTGCGTCGCCAGGACCACTAGAATCATTTGTGTCTAAAGCATATACATCACCTGTAACCGCTTCTACAACTGTATAACCATGTGTAATTGTAGTAGTAGCAACTCCACCGATTGTTGCTGTGTAATAAGCCGCTGTTGTTGCTGTAGCCGCAACTAAAGTTACATCTATTGTTTCTACACCATCAGCCTCATTATATAATTGATTTATATAAGTTGCTGTTTCTGTAAATATTGGTGCCCCCCAATAAAGGTCAGAAGAGCTAACATCATCTTTAGATACCACCGCAACCGCAATTTCGTCACTTGTTGTTATAGATTTTGCATTAAATTCTATTAAGTAATCTGTTGCTGTTATAGTAGTGCCTAAATTATCTAATGTGTATTCCGCTTTGTCTTCGTTGTATAAACCAGCTCTATCGCCTTCTTCAATTGTTATTGTTCCGCCATCATTCTTAATTGCGATACCCGCAGTAGTCCAATCAGTATTTACAGGTCTTATAACATACAATTCACTCGCATATTTTAAGTATCCCGCAGCATTAAACCAATCTTTATAATTATATTCCGTTGGATATCCAAAAGTTTCATATAATTCACTTTCGCTTCTTATATTAATTGGAATATTACCAGGTCCTTTACTTGCAGGAAGTAACATACCTGTTTTAGTTACACCGACAGTACCTCTTGTAGGAAGTCTTACTTCACTTTCTGTAAAAGTCATACTTGGTGCATAATGTTTAGTTGTCATATTTTAACTCCTATTATTATCTTGTTATTGTTATTTATATAAATGTTGTATCTCTACCAACCTTTCTTCTTATACTATCTGCATTTGATTTTCCATATGCATCTACAAAGTCTTGTGCTCGTTTTTTGTCTTGTAATGGTGTTTTTACTAAATTTTCTCTTGGAAACCATGAAACAGCGCTGTTAATCTTACCATCTTTTAATATCCATAATCTATACTCTTTTTTATCAGCACTAACAGACATAACAATTCCTACAGAATTATTATATTGTTTATAATTGTTTCGCATAGCTGAATTGGTTTCTTGTATTTTAACAAATGTATATGGTTTTAAAATATCATTTTCTTCTACCTTTTCTTCGGCATCATCAACATTGTTATCATTATTATCATTATCATATGTATAATTACAATTTTTACAACGTTCATACTCTACACCCTTAGTAACTCCGTTTATGGTTTCTATAGTGCCTGTAATAGCATATTCATTACACTTTGGACATTTATAATCGTATGTTTGTATAGTGTTAGCATTGTTATGGTTTCTTTGTGTCTTATTAGTTTTTGCTGCTTCTTTATTTTTTCTAACTGATAAATTAAAATCATCCATATAATCAGGGTCTACATACTCCCCACAATTATCACAATTATAAGCACCAGGTATAATAGTATCATCTTGATTTTTATATACTAATACTGAATACTTAGTATCGCAGTAAGGACATGTAATCATTCCGACATTATCAAAATCTTCATCGTCAACATCAGATTTAGAACCACCTTCTTCCACTTCTTCTTCTTCATCGTCATTAAATAAAGTTTCTTGATTCTTATTATCGAAAAAATCGCCTACTTCGTCATCTTTTATTTCTTGTAATATGTCATTAAAACCATCAACTTCAACATCTGATAGTGAGTAATTACAACTATAACATTCTTTATTATAACCAAATTCATCGTCATTGATTAAACCAGTTTCTTTATTTATGTGCAGTGTTATAGTTTTCTCTTTTTTACATTTAGGGCAATCTACAAAATCAACATCATATTCTTTTGTAGGAAAGTGTGATTTTTCGTTGTATTCATCATCCTTTGAATTCGTTGTCGTAGTTACAGTATTAGTTTTCTTTTCGGCTTCTGACCTTTCAGATTTTTCTTTTAGCTCAGCCATGATTAAATCTAATTCATCACGAATATCATCAGGAAGATTAACTGCTGTATAATCTCTATCGTCTTCTTCGGGTTCTTCTGTTTTAACATTAACCCCTTTACCTCTTAAATAATCTAATACACCCATTATATAATCTTATGTATGTTTATGTGTTGAATACCCTTAAATCTGTCTTTAACCTGTTTTAAATAGTTTTCAATTTGTGATAATTCATCAGCATCACCAACTATATTAACTCTAAAACCAAAACTTTGTAATTCTTCATCAATTTGCTCGACTTCATCACCATTTAATATTTTATATTGCTCTTTTAAACTCATATCAAAATCCTTTTATATTATTATTTATAAATTATAACTCCGCTTCGCTAATATTAAGCGTTTGTTTTTCAATATTTATTTCAATATGAATTTGCCTTATAACCTGTGTAGGCTGTAATGCTATCTGTATATGTAATTCATTCTGATTTATAGTGTTTGGTGAATTATTTGAACCATCACATATAGCATAACCATCGTATAAAGCCCCAGCATCTATCATATTTAAAATTGTAGTGTTTATACTTGTAGAAACTTCTTGTCTTAAATTATAGCTATTGAATTCGTATATGTATGGTTTTAATAATAATCTTAATCTGTATTTAAATTCATTTATTGTTCGTCTAATGTTTAATCTTTTTGTAAGAACATCTTTATCATGATACATCAAAATATCATATAGATAGAATTCATTATTTTCATAATTTTTAATTATGTGGTTTATACTGTTATAACTTAATAAATCTCTATTATCATCTGATACATCGGTATGTAACATTTTTAATACATTCTTAATTGGTTGTGTTCTGTACCCAGCACAAGCAGAATAAACACTCACGGTATCTTCCACCACATATATACCAGCAACATCACCAATTGTAGGTACCCATATAAATTCTTCTAAAAATTCAGAATAAATCATTTTCATATTATCATAAACAATTGTGTATGTGTTATTTTCGGCAACATATATAGGATTGTATTTAATACCAAAATCGTGTAGAATAGTTGATGTCATTGTATTATAGGTAGAAAGATAATCATTTTCATTCCAAGGACTTAAAATTGCGATACAATCTTTTCTATCGTTTGCAATTAAAGGTGCTAAGTTCATATTATTATTTGTACCATCATTAAGTTCTATTCCTAATAGATACTTAAAAGAAATATTATCAGTGTTTCTATAGAAATTCGTAGCGGTTTCAAAAGTTGAATATGTATTTAAATCTGTAAAATCAGTAGTATCGTTATCTGCTTCTAATACTAATTCTGTTATGGAGTTGTTACTTGTTACCGTATCTAAATATATATAATCTGGTGTTTTAACAAAATAAACATATTTTGAATTTTGATTAATGACATCTTCACAATAATTTCGTTTATACATAGCGTGTATTGATGTATCTCTTTCTTTGGCAACTTCATATACTTCCATTAAAGAAAACTTACCAGAATACTTTTTAAACACCAAGAAAATAAAATTCTTATTAAAGTCTACATCTTGTACAAGTTGTCTATATGTTTTAATATCGGTACTATTTTGTATTTTACTATCGTATACGATTCTTGTACATGTAGGATAACCCAACCCACTGGTACCACCATTAGCAACATATTCGTATGTGTCGGCACTATCAGCATAACTTAAATCGCCACCTGTTATAGTAATATATAATTCTTCGGATTTTAAATAACCTTGTGCCACACTCGTTGCTGTAATATCAACATCTTTATCATAAAATATCACTTTTCCTGTAGTATCGTATAGTGATACATTTTCAGTTAATACTATATAAATATCAGTATCCCCACTTTCAGCATCATCACCAACTGGTATACCACTAGAACCATAAACACCACTAATACCAAATGGTTCGTTATTTAATTCGCTTTTTTTAGTATCTCTAAAATATAATGAAGTATGTGCAAAACTTCCACCATCCCACAATTCACTATTATTAGTTATTTTTATTTGTGTTAAATAATTACCACTTACATCTTCAACTGTTAATACTTCTTGTATGTCTTCATCTGTTAAATATGAGATTGCTTTAATAGTATATGTACCATCGGTATTTAATATGTATACTTGGTGGAGTTCCATTCCACTTAGAAGTTGTGTTGGTATATCATCCCAAACATCTTCAATTAGTATAATATCATTTTCTGTTGTAATAGAACTATCATATTCATCTTCTGTCGTACAAAAACTTACTGCTATATCTTGTGTTTGTGTAGCTTCTCTGTTTATAACTGTATATTCTGTATGTGCATTATCAATTGTATAATTTTGTAATGTGTTAATTGCTATATCGTCATTATAATAATTTGTTAATTCCACACGATTTAAAACTTGCAAGTTGCTATCCCCATCAAAGTACATTCCAAATTCTATACCATAATTTTGATAGGTGTCAGCGTCAACAACACGCATAACGTTTATATAGTTAGTATATCTTAAATATTCATATATATTATACCAAGTTTTATAATTATATTCAGTAGGATATCCAAATTTGTTAATAAAATCTACTTGGTCTGTTACAGTAGTATTTTTATTACCCACACCCCTTTCAGCAGATAAAAAAGCTACTGTTGGTATGTAAGGATTTGTGTCATCCACAGATGATATCAAATTTTCCGTTATTGTAATTCCTGGTCTTTGTTCTAATCCCATTATTTATCCTATATTATTCTTCACTTTCCATTATAACTATCTTTTCTATTAATTTTGGTAACTTACCTTTCCAATCATATTCCATAACAATAAAACCATATCTACTTTTTATTATATGGTTGTTATTTAAATCTATTTTATAATTAGTACCAAATAAATCTTCATCATTGGCGAATATTAATTGTAATTTTTTATCACTAACTCTTTCAACATATACTTCTTTGAAAGTTTTAAGTTTCTTTAAGTGTTTTTTAATTTCTTTTTCTGTATCGGAACAATCTTCTTTCTTAATCTTTAGTTCGTTCCACAAAATGCTTAAGTTTCTTGATAGTTCTATATTCACAATTTATCCTAATTTAAATTTAAGAACGTCTATTTTTATCAACTTTATTACTATATCCAAACAAATCGACCATTCTTATTTCTATTTCGTGAAATCTATCTGCGAGATGGTCATCGTTTCCAAATTCTTGTAAAATTCTACTTTTTAAAATTTTTAAATCGTGAAGTAGATTTAAATCTTCGGCTGTTATTCTACCAGTTCCTTCTGCTAATGCTTCTTCATATAAATTATTTAAGTTTGTCATCATTTATCCTTTTTTAAAATGGTATATATTCATCTTTAATACCCAAAGCAGTTTCCATTTCTCTAATATCTTCTTCCATTAAATCGAATATGTCAAATTTCTTACCCGTTTTCTTTTCATCTATCATGTTCATGTTTCGCATTATCCTTTCTTCGATAACACTAGGGTCATCACGAAGTAAAATATCGATAGCATCTTGCGAATTAAGAATAGATGCAATTTCTTCAAATTTTTGGTTTTTTCTATTCTTACCTTTATTTATAATTTTCTGAAATATCATATGATGATTTGCCATATCGGAATCACCAAAAATGTTTCCAAGCATAACATCATCATCTATCATTAAAAAGAATAGCCCTGCAATTAATGCCATAACCTTATCATCAGCTTCTGTACCATCACCACCATAACTATTTTTCTTCCTTACAAAGTTTCCTAATTGACCAGTCGTTCCAATATCATAAATTTCTAAATTAAAATTATCTGCTATTAGTTTTAAATTCTTACACCCCAATCGTTTAGTTTTCTGTGTAGTTCTGAAACCTGCGAGTGTGAGATTTTCCCAATAAAGATGTTCGTATCCTAAATCTTCAAGGGTTCTATTGGTTTCCCGACCCGCACCCTCATTATTCTCAGTAAATATCCAAGCTTCATTATAATAATATCCTAACACTTCTAATATATATGGGAACATTCTATAATGAATATCGTATATAGCTTCAAATGTTGCCACTTGTTTAATTGGGATAGATGTAATATCTAACACTTGGAACGAAGTTTCATCACCCTCGCCAGTATCGGTGTTCGTACTCGTATCTACACCAATTACATATTTGTGGTCTTTTTCAGGATGTGCGAATATTTGTATATTTTCTTTATGGTCGAAAAGTTTGTAAAATTTACTTGGGTGTTCAGGCTCGTATAATTCGTCAACTTTTAAAGGTTCTTTATATATTGCAGATAACCAACTTAATGTATCAGCATGTAACAATGAACCAAGCTTACTATCAAATTTACAATTGAATTCACGTTCAAATTTTGCTTCTGCGGTATCTTCACCACCAGAACTACGAATTTCACCACCAAGTAGTTCAAGCATATCATCTTTCCATGCTTGGTCACGACCTGGAACTGCATCCCAAGGTACAAAGTGTGGAACAAATTTTTTATTCTTTTTAAGTGGGTGACCATCTTCAAGGTTTGCTTTCCACCAATAATCGTGGAAGTGGTTCTTACCATTTGGTGTAGATACAAGCATTAATCTTGAATCCTTAGATACTGCAAGAATTGGTAGTGTACTTTGAGAGAACTCAGACCAACCTTTTACGAATGCTGCCTCATCAACCAATAAAACATTACCAGTTGCACCACGAGCATTCGACTTAACAATAATTTTACTACCATTATCAAAGTCAATACGTGATTTATTCCACTCTCGTAGACCACATTGTAATCCAAATGGTAAGTTTTCAATACTTAGTTTAATCTTTTCAAGTACATCAGCTGCAGATTCCCTATCCCTACTAATAATAACAACTGTTTTATTTTTATTGAATATTGCATACCAAGTACAGAAAATAGACACAACTGTCGAATTATGACTTAATAAACCATTCGTGAAATATCTTTTACCATTTTCAACATTTAATAAATCAAACATAGGTTTCTTATCTCTGAGCTTCTTAATAGAAACTATTTTTTCAGTTCCTTTCTTTGTTGTAATAGCATCACCAACTTGTAATCGTTTAGCTTTTATTATTCGTTTACTTTCACCGACAAATAATAAATGGTCATCAGCACATATTAGTTTATGACCTGTTGTTTTAATTTCCCATTTCTTGTAAGGTATAGTTTTACCTATTCCTCTAAATAGTTGCCAACCTGTATCTGTATAAACTTCAAAATCTTCATTACGAATTAAATCCACAAACTTTCGTTCATCTCTTGCAATAGGCAAATGACGACTATTTTGTGAGTTGTATATTTTATCATAAAATTTACCAATCTTTACATATTGTTCTTCATGGTTATATTTATTTCTAATTACTATTGTTGTATTATAATCAACACATTTTCCCGACTGTCTTGATTGTAGGAAAATATTAAATCTTTCATTTTGTAATGATGGTAGTTGTTTCCTTTGATGTGGGTATAAGTCAATTTTCTTCATACCTTCATCAGGGTGAACATGATAGAAATAGTTTTCGGCATAATACAGCAAATCTGTACCACATCTATGAACTTCATCTTCCATTTCTTTTGTAAAACCAATTTTAACATTTGCAGCTTTAACTTTGTCATATTTCAAATAGGTTTTTATTTTCTTACCATGTATATCATGTGTTACATCAAGAACACTATAGTCTCTGTCAAACGTTGCACTCTTAGTCATCTATTACCTCTGCTTCTACAGTTTCCGCACCTATACCTGTTACATTTTTAACACCATTATTCATACGGTCAATTACATCACTTGTTGTTCCTGTGAAGTTAAATGTGTTATGTTGCTCTTTAACTTGTTGACCTGGGGTTAATACTGGCGCATCTGACATATTATTTCTAATATCTTTGTGCATTTCCATCCACAACTTCATGTTAGCATGTAGTGTACGATATAATTGTGATATCGTTTGTAACATTATTGGTTTCAACATCCCACCCTCTAACGGCACACTTGCTATCAAATCTTTTAAACTTTGATTAGTAGCTCTAACACTATCACGAATTTCAACATAATCCCTAAATACTTCATCTGTAGTAAATGGTGTTTTTGTTTCTAATTCGTTAGTTTTATCATATTTAACTGGGGTTAATGATTCTTGCTCTTTTTCTTTCACTATAACGAGTTGGCGTTCTAAATCTAGAATTTCTGATGAATAATCACCACCATCTAATATATCTTTGACATCAGAATTTAAACCAGCTAATTCTTCAATTGGTATTAAATCTGTGTCTTTATTTTTCTTCTTTTTCTCCGAACTCATATAATATACTCCCATCTTTATTACTTCTAATTACAACATGACAATTAACAAAAGACATTTTATCTTCACCTGAAAAAGCACCTAAATCATCAACATCTAAATGAATAAGTTCATTAGATTCTTTATCCTCAAAACTTGTATAGTTGTACCAATGTCTATCAGATTGATGTAGTTCTCTGTTTTCTTGTGTTAAGTATTCGTTTTTAATATCCAATACTTTATCAAATGTATTGATATCGCTTATTAATTCCCTTCTGATGCTAAATTTGGATATACTTGGCTCTATTTTACTGAATAGTAATGTATTAGTTGAGGGCTCAAGTATTTCAATTATCAATTGATAAGTGTTACTTTCCATTGTATTCTCCTGTTTGTTTATATCTTTATTTATAAGAATATATTTATCTAAAGCAGGTTTTTCAACCTGCCTTGATAGTATTTTTATAGCATATTCCCGTATACATCAAATAATTTTGTTTCATCTGTTTCAAGAAGTTCATCAACCATAATTTTTTCCATTACTTCTTCTGATAATCCTTCTGGTAGTGGGTATGGATTCTTTCTTGGTCTACCTCTTTTAGCTTTTCTTGGTATTTCTTTATGAAAATCATTAGACTTCTTTATATAAACAGGGTTTAGTTTTACATAATTTGTTTCCATCCCCATTACATAATAATATATACCCTTTTCTTTTGCAAAATCTTTATGACTATCAGTTAAAGCATATCTACCATCTTCCATTTGAACAAGATAGTATAATGTATCCATTTTTGCTAATTTCCATTCTTCTGGTTTTCTCGCATCATACTTTAATGGATAATATATTGCTTCATTTGCAGTAGTTCTATAATTACTTGAATAACCACTACTTCTTCTAATCACATTTTCATATCTTTCTTGAAGAAATCTTGTGTATGCACCTTCATATTTTGTTCTACCAAGTGGGTAAACCTGGTCCATAAATGTATATTTTTTACCACTTTTACCAAATACTTCTTCATATACAATAGCTCTACCAATAACTTTACCAGTCGCCTTATCATACATCGCAGCCATTTTTATATCAGGTGTATTATCATAAAAACAAGTTTGGTTTGGTTTATCAACCATACAACTTGAAATTCTAGAATCCTTAAATGCTCTTGAATAAATATCAGTAGCATTATCTTCTAATCTAATTTCTATTGATTCTTCAAAACCACCAGCTTGTATTAAACCAAGTATTCTATTTAATTTATAATCATCAGGTCCTGGACTTAAATTTGTTAATTGTGCTATTGTTTTACCAAGTTTTCTTTCTTGACCATCTATTACAACTTTACCTGATTTTTTATCCCATTTAACATCTTTCCATTCTGATTGAGTTCTAATAGTGGTATATTTACCCAAAACTTCACGTATTGAGTCTATTATAACATTTTCTATTTCAGTACCTTTTATATTCATTTTATATCCTTTTATATCCTTTTTATTATTTGGTAATTAGTTGGATTTATTGTTATTTCATCACCATTTACAGTAGTGTATGTATATTTAGTTGCCGTTCTATAATCAAACCCGCCAGCATTTTCGTGTTTATCACTTTCAACTGCACATTTTAAACATAATTTAGGTCCTTGTCCCAATTCGTTGCTATGATAAACAACACTACAATCATTACACACATATATACCACACAGGTAACAACTCCTTCTTGATACATTTTGTTTACATATTTGACATATTTCTCTTTTTTCATTTATTATTTCGTTGTACATTTCGGTTAGTTTTTTCATTTTATATCCTTTTTATTATTATTTATATTATTATTTATATTTATACAGTTCCTAAGAATTCTATGTTTGCTGTAAAGTGGAAGTGTTTATCATCACTTTCAAAATCTTCTAATGTCATTGTAGCACTACCAGGTGCAGGGTTTATTGTTAAAGTTGCACCACAGAAAATTCCAATATATTCATCTATTGTTCCATTATATGTAAATGTAGTACTTCCTGATTGTGTAAATATATATTTTTCCGCCCCTGTAAAACTAAATGTTTGGGCTGTTTCATCATTAACTAAATATGACATATTTTGTGCTTGTGTTCTTGGGTCTTCGCTACCAACATCTAAAGTGTCATCATAAACTCTATTATGGTGTATAAGATGTGCTGGTGTGTCTCCATTACTCTCACCCCTTATAATTTTTATAATCGGTGTAACTGTAGCTTCTTCCGTTGTATCATTCGCAACATTTATGGTTAAATTATAATTTATTCTATATACACCATTTAGTAATATTTTTAAGAATACAAATTCGCCTTCTCCAGCAGTGTAATGATTAGCAACATCAAATAAAGTTGCTGTATCAACGGTATCAAACAAATCATCATCCCATCCAAAATAATTGCTGTTATAATCATCTTCACCTTCTCCCATTAAAGCCATACAATTATGTAGATATGTGTTAGCTAAAGTGGCGGTAGTACTATAATAATCTATATAAGCAACTTGATTATTCATAGAATCATTCACAATATCTAATATTTGGTTTTTGAAAACAGAAAAACCTTCACAACTTAACACTTTATTATCCGTAGTATCGGTGTAATCATCTGTTAATACATCTGTTGTTAATACTTGATTAACAGCATAGTCTTCTTCAAGTTGTTTATAACTTGTAATGTAACTATAAGCTGTTAATTCTAAATTATCGTCACTTACATTTATCGGTAAATTAAATATGTTTTTATTTGTAGAAGATGAATCTACTTTTACTATTAAACTACTCATATTATAAATCCTCTATTTTTTTGATTGTAAATCTTGCTGTTGTTTTTGGTACTAATTTATCTTCATTTTCAAAAAGTGGTACTTTACCTTCAAAATAATACCCTTTGTTATTAGTACCTTTAGGGTCTACTAATGTTGGGAAATGTCCTGTTTTACCAGCAATAATCACATTAGAATATATTGGTGAGAATATATATAAATCATTACTTACTGATGGTATATCGAAAAATTTATAAGAAGTATTTTCATCGGTTGCCCATTCAAGTGCGTCTACATCGACATCCATTAAATCTAATTCACCACCATCGTTGAAATCTATATAATAATCATACACACTAAATTTATTAGTCGTTGTATCTACTCTAAATATAAAATATCCCAAAGTTACAATTTTTTTGAAAGGTATTTCATCCCAAGGATATGTCGTAGCTCTTTTCATAAACTGTGAATAATTCATATTAACCATATATCTACCTTCGGGTATTATCATACTATTAGCATCAATACTTTTACCAACTTTCAACCTATCAAAAATAGAATCACCTATTGTCCTTGCAGTTGCTTGTGAATCATATACATATGGAGCATCTGCACCTATTTGATGGAAAAAGTTTGTATCATCTGCATTGTTAGAAACTCTTATATCGGGATGTCTATCGGCAACAACAGAATTATCAATGTTATCAACTACAAAGAACTTATTTGTATGGTGTGTATCAAAGATATTAACATGATGATAATTATTATATACAACAGTATTTGCATAAAAATTCCAACCCCCTACATAACGAGTATGATAAGAATTATCAATTCCGTAATCCGCCCAATTAACAACAAAATACGCATTGTCTGGTAAATGACTATCTAAAGTATTTTCTTTATACATTCCAAACCATTTTCTTTGAAAATTATTCATCCATTCATAACCAATATATTCAGTATCAACAGCAGTCCATGTTGTTGAGTCGTTACATGGTCTTACTTGTGAACAATAACCATGTGTAGAATCATAATATCTATTATTAAACACACATTGTATAGAAGTAAGTTCATCAGCACCTGTGCCTTTCAAGCAACATAAATAAGCGGTACAATAATCATCATTAATAGTATATCCAAATGATTTGTTTTCGTCTACCAATGCTTGTGTTAGTGCTTCGGCTTTTATTTCATTTATTTGACCATTTAAATAATCAGTAGTATATGTTTTGTTAGGTTTACTACCATCTGTTAGTAAATCAGCCCCAATATTAGCAGTTGTCATTATATTATTATGAATATCCCCATCAAACATTTTATGGTAAGAAACTTCACTGACTACCAAAGGTTCATCAATAAAGAACTCATCTTCGTTACCACTATCAGTACCTTGTGTTAAATCTGCATCACCAACTGAACTATCAGTACCACTATTATAAACTATGGTGTTATCGATATCTGTGAATTGACCACCGCCATAATATACAATTTCGCTTGATGTTGTAAATAATGAACCATTATGATAATCTCGTTTCTGTTGAGATGTAAACCCCAAATCTCTAATAATTATATTAGTCATATATAAATCATGTGCATAACCAGTAAGTTGTCCAAATTTTATATATCTACCTGGGTCTGTAATATCAAACGTAAAAGGTACATCATCATTATATCCTACTGATGTTTCACCGTTTTTGTGTACAACCCAATCTAACGCACCCAAATCGTCATCATATATATGAACTATTATAGAAACTTTCGTATTTAAATCATCAGAATCTATAAAATTTGTTTTTGTATTAAGTGTGTGTGCTGTTGTACCTTGTTGCCCCTTTATATCTATTTTTAAATCACCATCAAGAATGTATATTTTTATATATTGGTCATCATCAGATGCTTTATTATTATGTTGGTAAAATAATTCGTACGTTTCATCTAAAGCACTTGGTATGAAGTGACAAGCAAATAATGTTCCAATATTTTTGAAATAATCAAATGCGTTTGTATCACTAATAGCTGTTGTAAACTGGTAACTAGCATCGTAAAAGAAATAACCATCCATAAGACCACCACCAGTACTAATCTGAATGTTATTACTATTAATATCAACACCAGTAACTAATTTATTATCACTAGTCGAACTATTTTTATATACTAAAGATGTCATTATACAGTCTCGCTAAAATAATTTACAGTTGTTGTGTTCTCGCCATTAAGACCACAAGTTGTATTTAAAAATACCCCAATTAATAATGTAGCACTTTTAGTTCCTGTTGATGTTTCTAATATCATCTTATTAATTGTAACTTCTGTGTTATTTGTATTATCCATATAAATACCATAACCAATAACATCATCCCCATCATTATACCCATAATTCTTCAATTCTTTTAAATCTAATGTGCAGTTATCACAGTAATTAACATCTATCAAATTACCATTATATTTGTACTTACCATCTATGGTACAGTTATTAAAATTAACTCTGTTACAATATACCATCGTGATTGCTGTTGTTGTAATAGCACCACTTTCACCTGTAACAATGTTTAAATCATTTACATTAATATTTTTCTTTGCATTATCACCAGCATCACTACCACTTATATCTATTTTAAATTCATCAACATCTAATTCATAACCATTACCCATGATTGTTATATTACTTGGTATTTCCACATCTGCTTCTAATGCTAAATCGCTTGTAATGTACATAACCCTACTATTACCGTGAGCTTCTGAATCTGCTGATAAACTCGCAACCGCACTCTCTAACGTTGTGTATTGCCCTGTATCACCCACTGTAATGAAATATTTACCGCTACTCAAGTAAATTTTATCCTCACCATCTGCTGTATAGTAGTAATCACCAATAGTTTCATCATATTGAATACTTCCTGAGTTATCATCAATATTCTTAACGAAGCTTGATGCATCACTTCTACCGAAGTATGCTAACGTGTTAACTAAATATTTTGTACTAGCCCCTGATGGGTTGCTAATTAGAACTCTAAATTTTAAATTGTTAGTTGTGTCTACATATCTAAATAGGTCATCTATTAAGTTGTAAGAAATATTATATTGTGTGTACACGAAAGTTTGGTCACCACCCGCATAATAAAATGCTTCGGCATCTGTGAATTCACCTGCTACAATAACACTTTCACTATCTATAACATAACTACCTAAAGTTGTAGTTGAACTCCAATCAGTATCATCATCTGTTGATTCTAGCGTAATTGTCAAATCATCACTATCACTCGCATTCTTAATAAAGAATAATTTAAGGTTTAAAACACCTGTTTGCATTAATCTTTCTACATCGTTGAATTGTACTTCTTGATAAATTTCATTATCAGTAGCAATACCCAACACATCATCATTGTTATCACCTGATAAGTATAGAAAATTAGTACCATCAACATGTGTGCCATTATATTCTGCTTCTGAGATATTGTTTTCATTATCGCGCCATTGTGATACAATATCACCACTTGTAGTATCATCGTTTCTAAGTTTAGTCTTAAAATAGTTATTCCTTAATAGATTAGTATAACCCAATCCATCCATACTTTTAACAAGTTCGTTATAAACAGTTTTAATATTGTTTACACTTGTAGTGCCTTCTATTTCATATCTTTTCATTTAAATCCTCTAATTTAATTTCTTCGTTATTTTCTTGAATCATCCATACCTTGTTCCCACCCATCATCTAAACCTTTATTATATACTCGTTCTAAAAGATTTTTAAAGTCATTTACATCCATTTCTTCGTCAAATTTATAACCCTTTTCATCTTGGTAATCCACTAACATTTGAAATAGTGTTGTTCTAAGTTCTTCATTATTACTTTCTGTTAATACTTCTTCATATAATTCTGTTAGTTTTGTCATTATAAATCCTTTATAGCAGTTCTGTTTTCTGTTCTAATCAATTGGTAACACCTTTGAAATGTTTGACTTGTTGAATATTGGTCTTTAGGTGATAAACCATATGTTATATTACCTGTTTGATTACTGACGGCTTTAACGGAATACAACTTGTGGTATTTAATACCTTTTATTTCAACATACGAGCCTGGTATACCCATATAATCATCAACGATTATACGATTACCCCATTTAACATCAGATGGCTTGTAAAGTTCTTTAAAATGCCCCATACCAACTGTTTGGTATAAAGGGTCATAAAACTTCAATATTCTTACATCATCATTAAACAATGTGTCATCTTCTAACATATATTTATATTTTTCTAAAAGTTCTTTATTCATAACTTGCTTCTGTTAACTTTTGTTCTGCACCTTTTTGAATTTGTTTATCCTTATCACCTTGTTCAGTACCTTGTTCAGTGCTTTTTTCTTTATCTTTTGATTGTTTTTTCTGTTCATCATTATCTTTTTCAGTTTGTTTCCACATGAAAACTTTCTTTTCTTTATTATACGATAAGTTTTTCTTAATGAAAGGAGCTAGTTTAGTTATACCAAGCATATCTTTTGTTTTAGGTTTACCATCAAAATTCCAGTTAACCATTTTACCAGCTTTAAATACCATAGTAACTTTAACATCCCCATCGTTCTGATTAGGTGCAAATGCTTCTTCTATAGGTTCAGGTCGTACAGCTACTGGTTTTATAGGTTCTGTTTGATTTTCTTGTTTATTTCCAAGAAATCTAATAACTTTTTTAACAACTCTTAAAGTTCTTCCACTCCCTTGTCCAAACTTAGATTCAATCATTTGAATCCATTTGTTAAATTCGTTGTAAATTAATTTTTCAAATCTTACAGGGTTAATAGTTTCTGATTCTTCTTTTAAACCACTACCATCTTTATGACCATCACCAGGTCCATTACCTTTACCGTGTGGACCACTACCATCTCTAAGTTCATCACTTGCTTCGTTATCGTTGAATGTTTTCTTTGTAAAATCTCTATCCTTAATATCCACAATACCTAAATGGTTTTTTGTTATAAACTTCTTAGCCATTTTATAACTGCTAAAGAACTTAACTTGTGATTCTTTAGGGTTTGGATTCCATTTGTTATATCTACAAAGTATAGAAGTATCTGATGCTTCTAAATAGAAATTCTTAGCTTCTAAAAGGTCTTCTTCTTCATTGATAAACATGTTAGTGTAATCATCATTAATATTATTAATATTTTTCATATTATTCCTTAACTTTTAATTTTATAAAAATCTTTATTTATTAGTAAATCGTTATAAGTACCTGAAATTGTCCCAGCCCCTACATCTTTTATAACATTTAATGTTATATACCTATATGTACCGCCAGCATTAGCACCAAGTTGTGAAATTACAAATTTTGTGTGTGCTGGGTGTGTCGATTCTTTATTACCTTGTGTATAACTTTTTGTGGTTAAAACTCTTTTTGATATAAGTGTATCCCCCTTTTCAACTGTACTCACATGTATATATTCAAGGTTTGAGTTACCATATGCTTGTTCTCTTGACATAGCTTCAATGTTTTCATCATTAGTTTCATCATCATCAGTTTCTTCATTTGGTACTTTATTACCATCACTTTTCTTAAACATTTCTTTAAACTCTTCATCTGACCACCATTTACTGTTTTGATGGTCTTTTGATACTTTTTCATAGTTTATATTAGGCATAATTCTAAGTCTTTTATTACCTTGTTTACTTCTTGTAGCACCAGCTTCAACCACCAGCATTTGTAAACCTGCTTGGAATGTTATAGGATTTCTTTTCTTAGTTACCCCATTAATTTCAACAGGTATCCATAATTCTAACTCACCAATTGTTTCTAAAATATCACCTACTTCAATACTATTTAAAAACTTCTTAATTGAAATGTCAACCACAGTAGCACCACCGCTGGCATGTGAACCAGTCCCACGATTACCATTCCAACCAGCGGCATAGGTTGTAGTAGTTTTCTTTTTTTCGTGATTTGGTTTTTCAGCATACACGAAGTGTTTACGGAATCCAAAGTTTTTTATTGAAATATCTTTATATGAATGTCCACCTACTTCAAATGTGAATACTGTAGATGCACCATCTTTTTTCTTCTTTTTAACTGTAATTAGTTCATCAGGTCTGAAACCTTTATATATTTTTTCAGTTCTTATTATATCACCTACTTCAACATCATCTTCATCAACAGCATCACCAATGTTTAATTCTGTTTTACCATATGTAGTTGTTTTTGTAACATCTTTAAGTTTCTTAACAAATTCAAATGAATGATTAAATGCTTTATTGTTATAACCACAAATGTATGTATGTTTAGGGTGCTCTTTAGAAAGCATTATGATATATCTATAACCAGCATCAACACCAACAAATAGTACTGTAAAATCTTCGCCTGGTTCAGCAAAAGTTTCTTTACCATCATCGTTTGTAATTTTTAACTTGTTTTTAGATTTTACTAAATCACCGAGTGATAACTCGTACACATCATAATTATTTTCAGATATTTTAAATTCTTTGAAGAAATCACCAGGTCCAACATTCCAATTTAAACTTGAATATCCACCATGAACTTTTTTAAGTTCTAATTTCATACCAGGTGTTTGCTTTCCTTCGCCCCTTGTAAGAGCACCAATACTATCAACCTTCCAAAGTGTTGAAGTATCTAAGACATCACCGTTTCTTCTTTTAAGTTCTTTTTTAAACTTTAAATAATCACCTTCTTTAATTGGCGTTTTGATAATATCAGGTTTTCCATCAGCACCTATAGGAATAAATATTTTGTCAAATTCCCCATATCTTACCCATTTCTGTTTAACTTCTTTACCTTCTTTATTTTTTACATCAAAATCAGAACCATATTCATTATCACGATTATCTTTATTAACAGTTACTATTTCATCTTTTTTAAAACCTTCCCAATCTTTTGCTAACATATGTTTACCCATATCACTTGGGTCGTTCTTTTCTTTAACTTCTTCCGATTTTTCTGAATCATCAGCATACACAAAGCTTTTAAAATCACTATCTGATACAGTTGTTTGAAGTGTTCTGAAATCATTAGATAGATGTAATACCCAACCTAAACTACCTTCACGAACTTCTTCAACCTTTAATACTTCTCCTGGCATTATATTTCTAAATCTTTTAACTGTTTTAATTGTATCACCAGCTTTTAAATCTTTAGGGTGTACTACTTTACCAATTCTTGAAACTTTTTCATCGCTTACTATTTCAAAAGTTTTCTTTAAATCATCTAAGGTTATATGGTATATATATTTTGTATCTTTTTTAGGTTTTACAGAATATATTGCTATATTATATTTTCCTTTAAATACTTTTCGTGTATCTTTATCAAATTTAACAACTTTAAACACTGTGCCTTTATCCCAATTACCCCACTTCTTTTTATTTCTAATTAGAACTTCATCTTGTTGCATTTGTGCGACTTTAGTGATTGGTTTACCTTTTCCATCCACATCACCATCATCTTTTACATTCTGAACTATATCTACATACTTAAATATATTGTTTTTTAAATTAGGGTTAGTATTGATTGAATTTTCATAACCTTTCAATTTTATTTGCCATCCACCATAACCAGAAGGAAGAATTTTTTCAACAGTTACTATGTCACCCATTTTAAAATTTTTACCATAGTTCTTAACAAATATAAGTTTGTCATTCTTACTAATTTCTTTACCTTTAACTATTTCCCTATCATCATTATCAAAAGTACCATCAAAATCTTTCTTAAGTTGTTCATAATCATCATCAACATCATCGGCATCATCGGGTAAATCAAAACCTACACCTTTGTCAAATCTATCATCCATGTCTTCTGGTGTTAAATAAACAGTCGTTGGTAATGATGCATTTTCTGGTGGATGTAGTAATACTGAAAAACTACCATCGTGTCTAGGTGTTTTACCAATATAACTAAGTACTAATTCCTCGCCTTTTTTCCAACCCCACCAATCAAATTTAAGTTTTACTAAATCGCCTTCGTTGAATTTGAAATCTGCATTATTTGGCGGAACGTCATCAGTACCACTGTTAATTACATTCCCACCTTCAGGAGAATCGTATATAGCCCCTCCAGGTATTGATGCTATCGTATAATCTTTATTAAAATGTTCAATATCGTAAAAACCACTCCATGTGTGTGATTCGTCTTCTGATGAAAATTCAATCCACCTACTATTAGCACCACCAACACTACTACCTACATCAACCTTATCTATCATAATGGTTGTGCCTTTATCATAATTGAATGTTTTATTATTTAATAATACTGTTGTACCAGGTTTAACATTATCCCAATTTTCTTCGCCTGTTGATTTTGGTTTATCTGAAAAAATATCATTTCTTTTAATTTTTCTTAAATTATAAACCCCTATATGTTTATCGGTAAGTTCTTCATCACAATCGAAACATGAGTACATATAACTTGCAATTTGTTTTATTTTACTAGGTGCTACTACTTGACCGCTTTGGTCAATAAAAACTTCTGCAGCATCATCTTCTTTACAAATAGGACATGATATAAATTCTCTACGAACTTTCAGTTTAATAGGTTGTTCTTTTTTATTTTTTGCTTCTTTTGCCTCTTTTTCATTTTTCCTTTTTCTATAACCAGCCATAGCTATATCAAATTGGTTGTTAAAATCTGTAAATGACATTTCAATAGGTATAAGGGCATCATGTCTGAATGGTTTAATCTTTGCATTTATAATATTACCAACTCTTTTAACCTCTATCACTTCGTAAAACTTCTTATTACTAGACCATTTTATCACATCACCTGGTTGTATTGTTGCTGCTGTATTAACTTTCTTTTTTTCTGCAACATCCTCAAATTCAAAATATTGTGACAACTCTTTAGGTAAATTATTAATCTTTATTTTAACATCTTCTTCACTATGATATACTTCAATTTTTTTATCAGTAACTACTCGAACTTCAACTTTACCACCAGCATCTATAATCATATTCTTATCAAGTTCTTTTACAAAGATTTGCAAGTGTTGTGTTGCAACAAGTGTTCTACCAACATCATCTATAGTTAAAGGTCTTATAATTTCACCAGTGTCTGGGTCTGGTTCTGCTGTAAAGTAAGTTTCAAATAATTCAGCATCATTAGTCATTTTAAAAGTACAACTCGCACCTTTATAGTATGTTGTCCATACTACTGATTCGGCTGAAATACTTTTAATCATACAACGAGTATCTTTATCCAATATTAATTGTTCTTTTACACCAGTTTTTTTAACAGTACCACGTGTTTTTATAGATTTATTAAGTGTAAATATTTTATTTACATAATCACCAATCAGTTCTTGTGATATTTGTTTCGGTTTCTTTGCACCTTCTATTAAACTTAATAACGGCGCACCAATCCATTGATGACTACCACCATCATCGAAACGCACACGAGTGTTAATACCTTTAGCTGCTATTTTAACCACTTTACCAGTTTTGCCAGCATGATTACCACCAATAACTTTTACTAAATCACCTTTTTCAAATCTTTTCATATGTTTTATCTTATATTATTAATTTTATTAATTGTTTTAAATTATTAACGATTTTTGTTTTCCACCCAAGTGTAATCATTTATATTAATGGTATCACCTTTTACTACTGTATTTCTTATATTTTCATCTGTGGTAATCCATTGTTCTGTTCTATCAGAATTAACATCTTTTACATCAACACTCCAAATATGTATATTGTTATTAGGAATGTGAAAAATATTATCACCCACTTGTACCCTAATTTTTCTAATATTATCTAATTCTGCTCTATATGGTTTTGATATAACAATACCATTATCAATTCCATTTATTCCGTGTTCCGTGTGCTTGTATATAACAGTACCTAAAAAACCAATAAGTGTTATAAACATGGCTAATAATAAAGTTAAGATACCAGATATTGTATAGTCACCACCCTGAAAACATTTAATTATAACCCTTATAGTTTCTGAGATGAACCAAGCTGGAAATAAAAATACTTTTTTTAGCATACTACCCAAGAACTGTTTTTTACTATTCCAATCACCATCATTTTCATACCAATCAGCAAAATCACTAAATATGTTTTCTTTTAATTGCATAAATGGTATATTATCCATATTTACACTACCATCACTATTAGTAAATTTTTTTACAAACGGCATAAAACTTTTCGCATGTTGTATTATTTTATTAGCTTGTATTTTGGGGGCTATAGTGTTTATAGCTTGTTGTAATTTTTCTTTATCGATATTAAACATCTTTTCATTTAACATTTGCTCATTTAATGTTTCTTCGTAAATTCTTTCTAGTTTTGTCATTTTTTATCCTTATATTATTAATTGTATGTTCATATCATCTATTATGCTAATCTTATTTATATTTGCAAGGTATATTAAATCAGTGATTGAGTCATCTGTATTAATATAAAATATTGCAATTTGTCTAACATCGTTATCAATAGGTTTCCAAACTTCTAAAGTTTCATCAACAGCATCTAATGTTTCATCACCAACAAAATCATTTATAGCATCATCCACAACTATTATAGTATCGGGAGAATCCGCTGTACAAGTTGAAACAACATATATACCATCATTACTAGTCGTTCCTGATAATACTATTGTATCACCAGCTAATATGTTTGTTGACCAATCTTCATCTTCAATTCTTAATATGTGCGTTGATGCTGTAATCGCAGAATCAACTTCGGCATCTGTTAATGTTTCTGTAAATATTTTTAATGTACTATCATTAGTATCATACCATAAATCGTTTTCTGTTGGTGATGTTGGTGCTGTCGCTGAATTTTCAACTGTTAAAGACCAATTCAATAATAGTTTGTTTAAGTTGTATTCTTTTATATCCCCCCAATTAACACCATCTACACCATAAATAGAACCCATATACACACTATTATCAAGAATAAAACCATTAGCACCACTATAAAGTCTATTTCTTTCATTTGCTAAACTAACAAAATTTACATCTGAAATAGCCCCAAGTTCTGTTATGAATTCTAAATCATTCATACCATTAGTAATATCATCAGTTAACAAAAATAAACTTTCTAATAAGTAATTATCCATAGCTTGTGTTACATCAATACCTGGAGGTGTATTATCACTAATAATTTCTGTTAATAGGTTTACTGTATAGTCTGGGTATATCTGATAATAGTTTTCATAAATATCAATTGTTGCCAATATAACTTTATTACCATTCTGTGTTGGGTATACAAATTTTAAGAAAGCAGTGTCGTCTAATGTGATACTTGCTTCGTATGTTAAACCCTTAAGTATCACCACATCTGTTTGTGAATCTACAACATCAAACATTCTACCTGTTAAGTTTAATTCCCCAGAATTTAATTTGGCGATTGTACTATCAGGAACATTAACAAGTTTTATAGTAGTACTATCTTTTGAGTTTTCTAATAAAACTAAATCTTGAAAATCGTCAATTGGATAACCCATACCACTCGCACTTAAGTAAACTGTTTTGTTTGCATCGTAAAAATCTAAATCAGAATTCTTATATCTTATTGTTATATAATCGTTAGTGTTGATAAGTTCCGCAGTTGTAGTTATTGAAAAGGCTGTAAATGTTTCATCAACCTCACTTAATGTTTCTGCTACTAAACCGACTTTTCCTTCACATGTAATAGTTGTTGCTGAGCCTGTCGTAACATCATAATCAATATCCTTGACTATTTGTGAACTATCACAACCAACACTACCAGCGATTGTAAACATATCACCAACTACTAAATCACTACTCCAATCATCAGCAGCAATTGTTATGATAGCATCATCACCAGTTACAACAACTGTCGAAGCGACACTAGCATCTGTTAATATTGTAATATTAGCATTTGTTAAGGTATCATCATCAAATGTAATTTTATATAAATTCATTACATAATTACTATCTGAAACATTAATAGAGTTTCTATAATCATTATAATTATCACCACTTGATACAGAACCATCGGCACTATCTATATATATACCTTGATTGCTAAACATCAACCACTTATTATTAACTCTTTTAACTTCCCACAGATTCACATAATAATCGTCATCTTCATTAGTGTATATTGAATACGTTGTATTGTAATCGGAACTAAACAATGCAACATAATATCTTTCATCAGAAACTAATGCACCAATATCAACATTTTCTAAACCTGTTAATTCCGCCACATCGTCACTTGGGTATTCTATTCCTGTCATCACACAACTACCCCACGATTCTGTGTTTCTTGATAGTAAACCAACATGTAATTTATCATGTATTAGTCGTGTATAGTTTAAATCGTTTACTGTGTCGGTTCTTATACCATTTATAAATTTGTAAGCTTCCATAATTATCCTTTTTATCCTATTTTATTATTTATTTAGGGTCTGCGCCACCACCAGGTACTTCACCAGGTGTGCCTCCTCCACCACCACCTTCACCAGGAGTTCTACCTTCACCCATAATTTCAAATGATACAATATCAGATTTTGCAACAATAACATCGCTAGTACTCGTTTCATATATAATTGTTTGTATGTATAATGTTGATTCATTAAACGAATTTGAAAATGCTGTACTTCCAGATATTGGTATAGTTGCAGTGCTATAGTATGCTTTTCCGTTTGAGCTATCTTCCATAATAGACATAGTTCCTGTATATTCAGGGTCGTCTACTAATAATATATCAATATCATAACAAGATAAATTATATACAACATAAGCACTAACTGGCAAATCACTATCGGCTACGGTATATAAACATTGTAGTATTGTTGTTTCTACAGCCCCCTCATCAGTATATGTATAACTATCGAATGAAAATTGTGGGGGAGGTATCGTAAAGTTATAATCAAAAGTAGTATCAGTAACATATGTCCCCATTTCATCATCATTGTTTTCAGGAACAGCAACCTTTTCATTATCACTATCATAATAACCAAACTTATAAGTTATAAACCTACCAGCTATTGTTAATGTGCCAGGGTCTACACCTATACTACTATAATCATCCCTTGTTTCTAAGTTACCAAACTTCTTAACAG